CCTCCATTAGCAAGAGTTAAACCACTATTGGTTAAAGTCATTCTATTAGTACCGCCTGTAGAAAAACCTAATTGGTCTGCTGCGTGACTATAAACACCAGTATTAGTATCACTTTGAAAACTAAAACAAGGCGTTGAAGCTGAACCACCACCTTCTCCACGAATATATCCTGAACCAATTCTTGCATAATAAGCATTACCAGCATAATTTCTAAATCTATGTTCCCCAGCTTGATAATAATTATTCCCATCAGCAGTTCCGCCAAAATACGCAGATACAGCACCATTAGGGTTTAATATCTTAGTATAACTTGCATCTTGTGACGCAATACCAGTTATCAATCTTGTAGGTTCTTCCTTGTGCAACCAACCAAATCCATCAGTAGTAGATTTTGTTACTGTCCAACTTTGATAAGCAGATGCACCACTTCCATTCAAATGATTATCTAAACTTACTTTAAATCCATAATAATATTTATTTGCATCATTATAATCTCCAATAGCTATTGCTACATTACCGCTTGAATTAACACCTACAAATTTTTTCTTTTTATCATTACCTCTATCATTGATTCTTGCAGCATAAGGATAACCAGCTACTCCGTCATCACCGTTAACACCAGAATAAGTATAAAAATTAACATCAAAATCTATAAAAGATTGATTACCATAACCATAACCTTTAACTGTAATAGTACACATACGAGCAGAAGCTCTAGTAATATTGGTATTAATAACCATTGCACCATCCCAATTAGTATTGTCTGCAAAAGTCATTATGTTGTTAGTAGTAAATAATTGATTATTATTTGTTCCAAAACCACCTTGTTGTGATAATCCACCAATTCTATGTCCATAATTAGACCAAAATGCTGCATCTATATTTACTTTATCAGCACCAGCATCTACATGAATTGCATTTACTTTACCATTACTTTCTACTCTAAAATCTACATCAGAACTACTTTCATTTACTACTACCGAATAACCACTTTGTGCTTTTAAATCTAAATTATTTGACCCTAAACTACTAACTATTGCTCTACCAGTATCCCAAGACAATACTCCGTGTGCTGCTGCACTACCCCAATGAAACGTACCATCATTTTTTAAATGAATTCTACCAGAAAAAAAGTCTACTCTACTATCACTACCATCTACTCTTAAGTAAGAAGTCATATTACCACTACCATCATCTCCAAACAATACAGTATCTGCATTATCAACAGTATTTCCTATACGAAGTTCTCCACCATAGCCATAAACATAGTTATTTGTTCCATCGTGCCACAATCTTAACTCTTGACTACCACCAAGATGAATTTTTAAATCATCTCCCATATATACTTGTTGATGAATACTAAATAATTCTCCTGCTGCATCTTGTTGAGTGAATCTTAAAAACTCATCTCCACCACAAAAGAATCTTAACCTATCATCTACATCTTCTCTTATATAAGTATGCTCACTTCCTCCAAAAAATACACTTTTACCTACTGGTATTTTAAGACTATCTCTAAGTGTAATTTTACCATCACTACCCATTACTAAACTATTAGTTGCTGCATTAGCATCATAAATAGTTAATTGATTTGAACTACCACTTGCTGATAAGAAAAAATCTGAATTGTCTGTTGCAAGTCTTAGATGTGAGCCAGTACTTGAACCAGCTTCGTGAACAGTAAGATAATTGTTGCTATCGGAAAAAGTAAGATTAGATTCTGCTTGTATAGCACTTGTACCATTACCAGTTAATATTGCATTAGAAGTAAAAGTAGATGCTCCAGTACCACCATTAGCTACTGCTAAATCAGTACCAGACCAATTAGAATTATTTATTGTAGCACTACCACCGATAGCTGTTAAACCAGTAGCTGCAGTAGAACCATCACCAACATATAATGCATTAGTATCACTTTTAAATATTAATTCACCTAAATCAGGCGTACCAGCATTTGAAAGGTTTGTACCACTCCTAATTTTGAGTTTGTTAATTGTTGCCATTTAACTCCTTAAAAAGTACCACAATCTATAGTATAGTTTACAATAGTATTTGTAAAATTTGATAATCCTTCTAAATTAGCTTGTAATTTTGCAGTTCTTGATGTCGTAGAACCCATACTTACTGCTCCAGGTGTTGCTGAAGGTTCAGTATCTAATCCTTGGAATAATACCCATTTACCTTCACTTGCATCTCTACCTAATCCAGTCCAATTCCAGAAATCACTACCACCACTTGTTGCATCATAAGCGGTATAAATACCAACATCTATAGTATCTTCAGTTCCACCAGCTTGAATACCTTTATTTAATTCAATAAAAGTGTCTTCTACTTCTAAAGTAGCTACGCTAAGGGTAGTGCTACTTCCAGATACTACAAGATTACCACTTATTGTTAAATCTTGTGCAATAGTAATGCTATCAGCTAATTTATCTCCAGTTACTGCATTATTAGCAATATGAGCTGTATCAATAGAGCCATCTACATAATGTTCACTATCTATTGCATCATCTGCAATTTTAGCACCATTAACCGCATCAGCACCTAAAGCCGCATTATTTACTGCACCAGCTCTAATTACATCACTTGTTACAGCTTCTGCTGTATCAGTACTTTTTAATTTAGCACTAGTAATTGCACCATCTTGAACTCTAGCTGTAGTTACAGCATTATCAGCTATTTGTGCAGCTTGTACTGCGTCAGCAGCTATGTGGTCATTAGTAATTGCATCATCTGCTATTTGACCAGAACCTATACCATCAGCTTTTACTCTTAAAGCATCTGAATTAATTTCTATTGTAGAATCATCTACTCCTACTGATAATACTGCATTAGTAGCTGATAAACCATTACCAGCAAACAATGTTGCTATCCTATCAATAGTAGACTTTCTATTAGTACCACCAGCACCATCATCTACTATAAATAAATCACCACTTGCTAATCCAGCTCCTATATCAGTTGCTCCATCTATTTCTATTGCAGATAAAGCTACTTTACCAGCTGTTGTTATTTGATTTAATTTACTATCTGCGATACTACCAGCTAATTGTGCATTTGATACACCACTTGCTTTAATAGTTACCGCTCCACTACTTACCGCAAAATCAGCACTTGCAAACGAGGCTTTACCAAGAACAGAAGAAGTAGCTTTGCTTATTACTTCCATAATATCGGTGGCATTTCCTGATGCATTACCATAGTAAAATTTAGGTTGTGTATCTGTATTTACATTAACACCTAATTCACCATAAGCGAGAGTAGGGACATTACCATTTGTATTACTTCTTTTTATTTGTATTTTATTTGCCATGTCATTCCTCGTTATATATTAATATACTCCTCCGTCTATTGAATCAGCATCTATCCATTTAGAAGTGCCGCTATCATATCTTAAAACAGCACCATCAACTGGTGATGTAATATTTGTATCATCCATTTCAGCAATAGTATCATCACCGCCAAAAGTGTCTACATAATTTTTTACTGCCTTAGCGCTAGGCAATGTTGTATCAGTACCAACTACTGAACTTAAGTCTGTATCTAGTACTCCCGCTTTCAAATTATCTACTTCTACGTTGCTGAGTGTATTATTATCAGCATTAATTGTTTTGTTTGTTAATGTTTGCGTAGCATCAGCTGTTGCTGTTCCGTTTAATGCATCTCTAACATTAGTCGCATCGCTATTGTCTAAACTAATAGGTATTTGGCTAGCATCAATACTAAAACTATCTTGAACTTTAGTAGAGTTTTGTACACCTACGCTTTTTGTAGCGCTTGTTGTTTGCACAGTAGCTTTAACAGCTTTATTTGTTGTAACTTTAGCACTTATTGCCATTATACAGCCGCCTTCCATGTATCATTTAATTGTATCATACCTTTAGAAATAACTACATCACCTTGTATATGTCTAGTATAAATAGGATTTGTTGCAACTGATACATCTTTTTCTACCAATTCCCACACTCCTTCAAAATCATCTGTAAAATATTGTGTTGCTTCAGCTGGCAATGTTAAGGTTACAGTATTTCCAGTTGCACTAGCAACTAAATCAAATTGTATTTCAGTTATATTATTATCACTTGCCCAAGTATCATTAAATGTTAATGTAACATTTGTTCCAGTTACTGAAGAATTTGACGAAGCTACAAAAGTAGTAGAATTAGTTATAGATTGAACAGTAGTTCCAGTCAACCCAGAACCAGTAATTTTCATTCCAACTTTTATATTTGCTGTACTATCCATAGTAACATTAGCGCTTCCGTCAGTAATATCACAAGTAGCATCTACTATATTTATTTCTGTTCCGATATTATCATTTGTTTTTTTAGGTCCTGTGAATGTACTATTTGCAAAATCTTTTTGTATTTTACCTACAAATTGCTTTTCTGTATCCATTCCATGACTTGTTTCAAATGTAATTTGGTTTTCAAAATCAGCTCCTTGCTGTATTTCTATATCTTGATATTGATTTGCTGAAATCATATTTTACTCCTAATATAAAAATACTACGTCTGTTGAACTACTTTTTGTTGCACAAATTGAATATGTGTGTCCTTTTAACAAATGAAATGCTACTACAACACCATTTACTGTTAAATTAACGTTTGCTGATGTGCCTTTCATATGCACGGCTCTACAAGCGTCTTGGTCATTTCCCGTTGCAACTACTGCTTTGATATACGGAGCAACACTCTCTTGTACTGCGTAATCATTAAGTCCTTTATAACCCATTGTTTTCTCCTGTTATTTGACTGCGAAAGGTTTCATTGCATTTGCTATAAATACTTTGTTTTTATTACTTTCATTATCAGCCATTTTTTTATAAAATTCTTTCATATAATATTCTTTTAATTCTAAACTACCAGCTCTTTCTGCTAATTGCGCTCTTACATAACAAACTACCGCTAAACTTAATATTCTATTTAAATTTACATGAGCTGATTCAGATGGATTAGATTGCTCAGTTAAACTAGAATTTGTTGTTGTTTCTGGGTCTTCGTCTACAAAAGGTTTTTCAATAGCAGTATATTCTATGCGCAAACCTTCTGTAATGTTTTCATCTGGATATTTAATTCTACTTCTTATTCCCCCTGTAACTCTTCCTTGATTGTCAACAATTCTACTTGAACTTCTAACAAACTTGTAAAGACGAAGTTGTTTGCCTTGTTGCATATAACAATATGTTAAATTTGTATCATAGCTCATGGATTTGTATCCTCAGTAACATTTGGTTCGCTTTGCAATCTTCTAATTTTTTTATATTTATTATCATCTTCAGTATCTAATACACTAATACTTTTTATAGCAATTAATCCAGCAGGCAAATCATAATCTCTTGTATTTTTTACTACATTTGTTTTATAAACTTTTGTGTTTATTTCATTTGTTGATTGCATGTGTAAAAACGCATCTTTAATATACGCAATTACTAAATTAGTATCACGTGTATTTGCTCTTTCCATAATTTCTAAAATTTTCACGATGTTGCTCCTTGTTGTTGTCTTTGAGCTCTTTGTTGTTGTTCAGGCGCTCCTAAAGCTCCTGTAATAGATTGCAATTCAGATATTGCTCTTTGATAAAAACCCATAGATGCTTGTATTCTTTGACTTGCAATAGCTAAATTTCCTTGAGATGTTTGAATAACTGCGTTAGCCATTTCAGGGTCTTCATCTTGCAACCAATGAATTGCACTTAAACTTGTTTTGCTTATTGTATCTAAAGAAGCCATACCTCCTTCAAAAATCTTTTCAGCATCTATTGAACTAGATAACCTTAACATATCTAATGATGCTGCATATAATAAAGCTACGTTTTCAAATTCCGTTAATACCCATGCATCGCTATTTTCATCAATAATTGGAGGAGCTGAATAAACAATCACTCCTTTATCTCCTCCTAAATAACTAACTCCTGTTGGAGTTCCTCCTACTGGTGTATATACTTGACTAAATGTCAAAGTAGCATTTGTACCACTTGCTGTAGCAGCTGCTGATAATACAAATTGAGTAGTATTGCCTGGAATAGATTCTATTGTAGCTCCAGATGGTATACCTGAACCACTTACTTTCATTCCAACATTTAAAGCTGTGTTGTCGTCTATTCCCACAGTTGTATTTCCACTTGTAGTATCGCAAGTTTCATCCACTAAACTGCTACCTGCTGGGTTATGTGCATTATAATCAGGGTCTGGTTTAATATATATTTTACCATTTAATTTATAATATACGGGAAACATTTTAGTAGGTAGTCCTAAACTATCAGATTCATCTGTTGCGTGTATATTTATATCAGGAATTTCTTTTGCTATTCTTTTTTTATTACCATCATTACGATATACTGCTAATATTTTATCGTACGCTAAAGAAGAACCATCTCCAATAATACTTGTTCCAGTACTATTAAATCCATCTATTTCTACTTCAGAAGCAATAGACCATAAAAACTTTTCAGGTAAACTAGATACAATAAATTTAGCACCTGCATTTAGATGTTCTACTAAAAATCTAGCTTTAGAAGCGTTTCCAGTTATATTATTTACTTTTTCCCATAATTTCATATATATCTCCTATTCGCAATTGGGCCCCCGCAGGGAGAAAGGAGGTAAAGAACCTACAAAGACCCAATGCAAATTATCTATTTAGTTATACCCAAATAGCGTGTGATTCTGGCATCATGTATTCGAAACCAGCTTCAGTTAGAATCATATCAACTCTCTTATCAACACCTGAGTTCTCTAAATTTTGAACTCCGACATAAATAGAAGTGTCTCTATTAACTCCGTTACCAACTAGTGGTCTGTATTTAACATTGTTCATGTTAAGTGCTAAGATTTTAACGTGTGAACCATCTAAAGCAATACATCTAGCAACATTCATGCTACCGTATACTGTTGTAATAGTTGTTACGTCTAATCCCATTACTTTTTTACGACCAGTAACTGCTAGGTCTGCGCCAAATAATGCTTGATTTCCAGCATTTGAAGCACCAGCATTAGTTTGACCAATGCCAAGATTCTGTTTAAAGAATCCGCCTAGTTTATGCAACCAAGTGTAAACTTCAGTACTACATAAGAATACTGTAGCTGCGTCTTGATTGTATCTTGGGTCTTGATATCTAGACATGTCTTGTAAGAAATCGTCTATAGTCTTAGCGCTAGTCCAAGAAAATAGGTTTCCGTAATTTAAAACATAGTCTACTGCACCTTGAGTATGATTTATTGAATCTTGACTAACTTGTGTACTAAATAGTCCAGCGTGTTCAATATCCCATTTGTGTTCAATTAGCTTTTCTTTCCACGTTCTTGCCCACTCATTTGGTTCATACTTTAGAGCTGTTGCTCTTGCAGTATTTGTCATACCAAATTGTGTTCTAAAGATTTGTGTTTGTCCATAGCCAGTTGAGTATGGATTGTCTTTCCACTCTTCGTTAGTTAGAGAAGAACCTTCTTCGTGAGCATTACCCACTACGTAACTTCTTCTACCTTCTAAGTCTTCAGCAATATCTAATGAAGCTACTGCTGCTACGTTAGCGTCACTTCTCATAGCCGCATTTTCTAAAGAACCAGTAGGAAATCTTAAAATCTTTCCTTTAAGTTCAATAACTTCTGCTGCAGCAATTGAGCCACCGCCAATGTTAAGTGTTGCACCTGCACCTGATGGTTTAACTTCAGTTACTCTAAATAACATATAGTCAGTTGGAGCACCGCCTTGAGCTGTTGATGAAGTAGGAACTTTAATTACTTGACCTTTTTGGAAAAATTCAGGTCTTGTTGCTACGTCACCAATTTTAATTGCACCATTAGTTTGTGAATATACATTTTGTAAATTACCTGCAGATTTATAATCTGAAGCAAATATTAATTGTAATTCATTTCCTACACCGTCAATAACAGCATCACCTGCAAGCTTTTTAAAAGCTGCATCGTTTACTACTGTTCCACTTGCTTTTCTGAAACCTACACAATATGCGTATCTTTTCATAAAAGAGTGTCTTTTTTCTGTGAATTTAAATTGTGGGTCATCCGTTGGCTTTTTAGCTAGTGTTGATACTAATCTAAAAAACGGAGTTTGAGAAAGAGACAATTCAGAAAATCTCTCACTAAAATCGTATCTTCTACGTAAATCACCTGTAGACAATGCTACATCATTACGATAGGATTCAGTTAACCCTTCACTGTAACTTCCAAAAATAGGACTTGCTACAGGATAGTCTTGTTCAGCCATGTTAACCTCCTAAGGGTTTATGGGTTTGTTTACATTAACTTATCTAACCCAGAACCTTGAGCTAACAACTTGTCAAACACGCTATCGTCTATTGATTTTTCTTCTTTAGGACTATTTCCACTAGAAGCAATACTTGTAGGCATTTGTCTAACATTTTTCATTTGATTTATTACTTCTTGTCTAGAATTTTGAGCTACCTGTTGGTCTCTATTATCCTTGTTTTTTAAATAATAAACATCTTCTAATGTTAATTTATGCGATTTTGCATAATCCATTAAATCATCGTAATCTGCTTCTGAAACATTGTGTTTGCTTTTAAAAGCTGCTTCTTCAGTAGCTTTACGTGATTGCTCAGATTGTTTTTGTGCAAAATCACCTAACCTTCTTTGTACTACTCCATCTACTGTTGCATTAAACAACTTTGCAGATGATGAATTTGGGTCCGACAAAGCATCATCATAATCAAAAACGAAATCTTCATCTATGCCAAGCTGCTCTTTTACGCTTTTTGGTGCTGAGCCGCCACCCTCAAAATAACCTCTCACGTGAGTGATTAAATTAGGGTCTTCTTTCATTGCATTTAGTAAAGGCATATAAGGTTCAATCTCTTGCAATTGAGTATTAAGTCTCTTTGCTTCTCGAGAAGAATCTGAATATCTCTTTTCCAAATTAGTTGCATCCATTTCTGGCGCAACTTGTTGCTCTACTTGAGGTTGTTGTACAACTTCCTCTTGCATTTCAACTTTTGGCTGGTCTAGTGTTTCGCCCATAACTTGTTTGTCAAGCTGAGTAAAAAAATCATCAGCCACAGTATCATCTACCTGTGGGGTTACAGAATTTTCTGCTTTAACAGCATCATCTTCTAGTAAGTTGTCCGTGTTCATATTTTCATTCATACTGTACTCCTTTTAATTTACAGTTATAATTTTTAATTAACAATATTTATTTATCTTCTTCAGTTTCTAGTTCTTTTTTAGTTTCTGTATACATATCATTTAATCTACTTTGTAATATTCTTTGTTCAGCTTTTGTGTCTACTACGGATTTTTGTATAACTTTAGAGCCTTCATTAATTTTATCTTTAATACCAGCTTGAACTAATTGTCTTTCTAATGTTTCAATTGTTCCTTGGCTATCTTTCATTTGCTCTTCCATAGAAGCAATTTGTTGTTGCATTTGAGAATAAACACTCTTTCTTTCTAATAAAGCTTTTTTATTTTTAATATCAGTTTGTTCAATCATAGCAACATCGTCAATTAATCCAGCTTGATACCATTTAAAATATTCGTCTAACAAAGCCCAACGATTAACTGGCTGTGTAGAACCTGCTACAATTCTTACATCGTATTTTGCTGATTGAAAATCATTCCATCTATTAATTACTTTACCAAAATCATTATATATTGGAATATTAATAGAAACTTCTTTTACTTCTGCTTCACTTGCTCCAGCTTCTGGTTGAACTATTCTAAAAACTTTTTGGGCAGTATAGGTATATTGAGCAATATCTCTAAATATTTTTCCTATATGTTCTAATGCTGGTTCTACGCAATTATTTACCCATTGTCTTACTCTTCTAGTTCCATATTCATCCATAGCTAACATACCACGATAAGTTTCGTGACTTTGGTCTCCAACTCCTTGCATACTAGATGCTACTCCACTAATATATTCTATATCTTGTTTACCTTGTTGCGTAATATTATAAAAAGCATTATTTATAGGAGCTGGTTGTATAGCTGTTGGAACTTCAAATCCTTGTCTATATTTTAACATAGCTCCAGGAGAACTTGAATATTTTTCCCATTCTTCTTCATCTACACTTCCTTCAGTATATAACCATCTAAGACTAGAAGCTAAATTTGCATTATGTAACATAATTTGATGAGCTTTATTAATTTCTCTTTGTTTACCAATCATAGGAGTTACAGCTCCTACGGGATATGGTGTACCAGTATGATTATAAACTATTGGAACAATAGGATAATCTTCTATAGGCAACAACGCTTCATATAAATACATATCACCAACCGAAGCACACATTTTTACTTGAGTTTTAAAAAAACTTATAACGTCAACAACTAATTTTGCATATTCTTCATTTAATAATAATTTTTCAAATTTAGATTTTTCCATAACTTGTTGAACTGTTCTCGTGTTTAATTCTGTAAGTTCAGCTTCTATAATTGCTTGTTGTTCTGCTAATTGCGCTTCTTGTTGTTTTTGTATTTTTGTAAGTTCTAACTGCATTCTTTCTGGCAACATTTCACCTTCTTGAACTAATTGTTGCAATTCTAATTCTTTTTCTTTTGCAGATACTTGCAATTCAGCTGCGACATTTTCCATTTGTTCTTTAGCTTGTTCTTTAATTAATGCAACTTCTTCAGGAGAAGGAGGTTGTTTTGCAAATACGTTTACAAAAGGAATTTTTTCCTTAGAATATACTTCGTAAAAATCTAGAATTTCATCTTGTTCTCCTTCTAATGTATATGCTTCATATTCTACATCTCCTGGTTGTATTGTTTCTGAATCGTGTACATTTCTTAAAGAATATTGTTTACTTTGAGTTTGACCGCTAGCTCTTACAATTTTTCTTTTATATTGTGGAAATAATTTAACTAAAGCTGTTTTTGAAATATTTTTTTGTATTATTACATAACTAGCGTCACGAAATAAAAAATCTCTACTCATAGGGTCTACATAAACATCGTAAGCATCTACATTTTCAAACACAACTTCTCCAGCACCTTCATCTGCATCTGGGTCTACATCTATTTTAAAATATCCAATACCTTTAACTAAAGAATCTTGTATTACTTGACCAAACAAACTTTTACCATTAGATAAATGCCAACAATATTCAGCTATAGAACTGTGAACATTTGCTATATCTATATCGCTACCTTCTGTTCCAATTGCTTGCCATCTAGGATTGTTAGCTGTAATAAAAAATTTCATAATATCTATTGCTGGAGATATTCTATTAATAATAAAATCTGGCATACCAGATTCTTGTAATTCATTTTTTTCATCATGAGTTAATTGCTCATTTAAATAAAAATCCATACTTAATTGTGAGTCAGTAAACCATTTTTTTCTATAATAATTATTTGCTTTATTAAACAAATGTTTATTTATGTCAGCTTTATTTTTTCTTCCTCGTTTAGCCATTATTTCTTGTTCCTTTTTTTACCCCAATTACTTTTCATATTATTATATGCTTTTTTAGTAATTGTGCTTTTTGCCTTACTTCTACTTGTTCCAGCTTTTTTTCTTTTATTAATATTTCTTACTAAACTCATATTAATCCCTTATTTCAAAATGTGGTAAATCATCAAAATTATTATCTTTTAATTCTGTATCTCTATCCCAATCTCCACCCCAACGAACAATAAGTCCCATTGAAGCTGCAATACCCATAACAAAACCAGCAAAATACGTAAATCTTTCTCTATCTTTCCAATCTATTGGATAAGGAGCAACGTCTACAGCTAATGACGGATATTGATTATGTTTACCTTTTGGATATTTCAATTTACTAAACCCTTCTTCAAATAATCTATTTTGTTCTTCTTCCCCACGATGTCCTTGTAAAACAGTACAATCAAAATCTTCAACTACTTTTTCAAATAGTTCAATTAATCTTGGGTCGCAAGTATTCAATTTTTCTTGTGATTTTTTACCAAAACTTGCCATTATTTTAACATATCAAATTTTTGCATTAATTTATCTACTATATCAATTTTTTTTATAGCACCTTTTAATCTGCCTCCTAAACTTTGTCTAGGTTTTCCATATAAATCTTCATATTCTTCCGCAGGCATTTGTTCTTTAAAATTATCTCCATACTCATTATAGGCATCCCATTCTCCAGTAAACATTAAATCTACAGGTTGTCCAGTTTTTAATCCATATCCATATTGCATTTTTTTCTTATCATCAAAACCTCTTTCATCTAAAGCTGCGTTTAATTGTGCTGCTTGTTGATATTCAGGTGTATTTTCGCTATCAATTGGTCCATTATATAAATCTATTCCAAACAAATATTCTTTATGTCCTTCTCTATCTTCTTTAGCAACAATGTAGCTAGGCTCTTCTTGTTTAGCCATTCTATTTTGAAAATCTTGTTTTGTTTCTCCTGCGTATTGTGAGTTTTTTGGCATAATTTATTCCTTATTTTTTATAAACTTTTTCTGCTCCAGCAATTCCAAACGAACCTAATGTTACCCAAACAAAAGAGTTGTAAATATTATCATTAATTATAATTTCTTGTCCTAATAAACCTGTTACTAAATCTACAACTCCAAATACACACATAAGTGCAAAAGAAATAAATCCAATAATAGATTTTTCATTATATTCGTTTTTATCTTTAAATATTGCCCACATCTTTCTTTCTCCTTTAAGCTACTAACCAACTTTTTGCTTTTCTTTTTGGTTTGTACCATTTTGGTTTATTTTTTGCTCCATCAGACTTATAATTAGGAGGAAAAGCGTGTAAATTAGCATAATATAGTCCCTCAATTGTATCATCATGAGCCATTCTTGGTCCAAATGTAATGATTTCATTAATTAAATCAAACATATTTTCCCTAAAATATAAAGAACCTACGCTAAAAATGCCAGATAAACCTGAATAAATTCTATTTCTTTTCTGTGTTCCCCCTGGTTTTTCAGGAATTACGCTAATATCGTAACGATTAATTCTCCTCCTTTCATCATTAAGAGCTTGAAAAACACTACGATTCATAGCTACATCTTCTACTGTTGCGCTACTACAATTGTATTTTTGATACAGTTCAATAATATAATCTACTACGCCTTTTTTGTCAAATATTTTTCCGTCTACATTTTTTGCTCCTAATGTAGGAATACTTCTATGTCTTTCATATTCTAATACATAACGATTATTATTTGCATCAACTGCAATAACCATAATAACACTAAAATCTGATTCTTTTGTATCAATATCTGTAGCTGGGTCGCATCCAATAAATGTATTAACTGGAATTTTTTCTCCGTCTTTTATAATATACCCTATATTATCATTATCGTCATATTCGTAATATCCTTCCCAATATTTTATATGTTTTTGTGTCCAAATAGAATCTTCTTCAGATTGTACTTGCATCATATATTCTTGGAAAAATTTAGAAGGCGTTCCACTATCTTGATAGAATTTTTTCTTTTCTTCTAACTTTTCTAATGGAAACCAACCAGGCCACAAAGAAGTTCCATCGGGCAATATAGCTTTATAAGTAATTACTCTCCACGCAAAATCTTTTTGGTTTTCTCCTTGACGTTCATAATTAACGATAAGATTATTGATGAAGCTATCATAATGCACAGGAGTACCATTGACCCTAAGACGACCAGTATGAGGCTCAATAGCAGGATAAACAACAGCAGTAACGAGGTTACTGTTTTTAGACCTTGCTTCAGCCGTAATAGTATTTGCTTCGTGTTCGAAGTCGTCAAGTATGATGAGGTCGTATCTTTTATGCAATTTAGCACCTCCTCTAATACCCGCAACATTTGATTTACTAATGAGTTTACATCCATTGGTTAACTCCACATCTTCTTCTGTCCATTTTTTCCCTTTCATATTACCAAAATAATATTTTATTTTATCGTTAAATTCAAAATGATATTTAATATAGTCCATATTACCAGTACTAAGTTTTTGCGTAGCAGATACCCATGCATAAAATAGCATATCGTCTTTAGGGCAAAAACAAAAGTCTTTAATAATTGAGCATTTAGTAAGCACAGTTTTTCCATGACCACGAGGTAAAATAACTGCTAATTGTTTAACTTCTGGGTTATCAATAGCATCAGCCATTTCATAATGAAATGGAGGTGTTTCACTTCGCATAAAATCATCAGGAAGAAATAACTTCCCAAATGCAATCATATCTTTACTTGCTAGTCTTAGCGCTTCTTCCGCTTTGCTTATGTTTTGTATTTTGTTCATTTTTTTTCTTTTCTAATAAATCTTCCATATATTTTTTTAATTTATTTTCATCTTTATTCATATGAATGTATTTATCTAAAACATTATCTATCATAGTTACATGTCTATAGAGCATATCTATTTGCATAGTTATTTCTTTAATTGCTCTTACTAAATCATGCTTAGATAATGTAGGTTTATTTCTTTTAGCCACCTTGACCTACCTTTCTTTTTTTATAGTTTGGACTTTCTTTAGTATAGTATTTAGTATTATTACTCATACCTTGTCTAGTCTTCTTTTTTCTTTTAACCCTTTTTACAAAGGTTCCGAATATTCTTCTTCTCATTTATTTCTTTTTCTTCTTTTTCTTTAATTTATTCATAGCTTTTTTAGCTGCTGCTTTACCAGCTTTAGTGTACGAATATGTTTTTTTTCCTACTTTTGGCATTTTAATTCTCCCAACAGTTTATTTTATCTTTAGTAAATTCCATAGTAATCCAACCCGTACGTTGAATTCCATAGAAGCTATAACGAGCATAGTCTGCGTATCTGAGGAACGACCCTCCTCTTACATACCATTTTCGTTTTAGACTTTCTTCTCCGTCTTCTATTGTCAATGAATCAATTGGCTTACAATACAATTGATGATTATGTCCTAAAAAGTATACATCTCCATCAGAATAAACCGAAGCCATTTTATCCAATTCTGTGTCTCCATTTTTAGCTCCACTTTTTCCGTGTCCACTAACAAGAAACCAATCTTTGTCGCCAATAGTTATTTGTGCGTATCCAGGCAATCTGAAATATGGAACATCCATTTCACTTGCTAAAGTCTTACATACATCAAAATCTAATATATTAAAACTTCTTAGATAGTCGTGATTCCCTCCTCTTATAAATAGGCACTTATCCTGTATGGGTTGTACCAGTTTTAAAAAGCTTAAATATTGCTCTTCTGGTGGAATACTTTGCCCTCTTTGATTTATTTTATAATTAGGGGGAATCAGTTCTATCATATCTCCATTACCAAACCATCGTGCATTTGGGTCTTCATATATAATTTTGATTGCCTCTTGAAATTTTTTCAAATCAAATTCGTGTGCTCCTACGTGTATATCCGTCAATCCGTGTATTCGTAGTTTTTCATCACTTTTTACTTGAAATAATTTTCCTGGCTCTATGTGCTTCTTGTCGTATTCTTTTACATCAGAAGGTATTGGTATGGAAAACCATTTTCCGCAAGACTTACAGCTAAATTGTTGTTTAACGGTATTTTTGTTGCGTTTTTTACCTTCTTTTTTTGTCAACATACTACTACAATGTGGACATATCATTTTCTCTCCTCCTCGGAAGTTGTTTCTGGAAGTATAGCTCTTGATGCTCCTTCTATTTCTTCAGGACTAAATCCTTGGAACATTCCAACTACTCCAGTTTCTATTTTTTTAACTTGATTACCTAGCGTACCGATTGCTTTTCCTAGTTCTTTTAAAGATTGCAATGCAATATTTTGGTCTTCACTTGTATCAGCTAATTGTTTTAGGGAACCTAATATATATGCATGGTCAATCCCTAGCTCTTTAGCTATCTCTTTTGAAGTTTTTTCTATCTCACTCATTACTCGCTCCTGTTTTAGTAATATTACAGCTTTTTTTCTAGCCGTATTACGATTTTTTTCAGTAAATGCTTTCATATAAGCATTCACAGCGTCTTTTCCTACTGCCACGCTAGTGGCGAAAATTTTCTCCCTGTTTGTACATTTGGACCTCTCCTTTACCCTACTAGAAGTATTCTTGATTTTAGTGCTAAATGTGTAGCGATTCGGGTGTTTTTCAAAGTCCGTGTCCATGTAAGTTTTCTTAGAATTGATAAATGTTCCAACTATCGTTCTTACATAGCCTTTAGATTGTTTATAGTTTTTAGAATCTTTTGGATGCGATAGATTACTGGAAACCTTTAAAAGTTGGACAATACGACCATCATCACTCTTAACCCAATCACCTTGTTTAGCATCTCTCCATTCGGAGTGAAGTATCCCTTTGGGATGGTCCTTTAAAAACTCTTTTTTTGTATCATAGACGTAATGTCTTACGTGTTTAATTTTTTTACTTTCCACGTTTTGCTAATTGTTTGTGTAAAGATTCTATTAAATACATAACATCTTTGTGTATAAAATATTTTCTACCATTGATTTCTATGGGTACACTATTAGTTCCTTCGTCAGCATCGCCATCATTTTCAACATATTCCATTGTCATATCTTCATCTTCTAGAATCTGTTTAGACAATATCCTTTCTAATTTAACCAAGCGTTCAATATGTCCCAAGATTCGTTCCTGGTCCTCTTGTGATAACCTAGCTAACCAATTAATTGATGTACCCATACATTTTTTCCTTGACATAATACATAAAACACTTTATCTTCAAGTAATCTACGTAGCTATCGCAGATACTAATAGATAATAGTAGATTATGTAGATTTCTTTTTCTTTGGTTCTTTCTTTTTCTTTAATTGTTTACTTTGTTCTTCTTTAACTTTTAGAATTGCAGCAGCTAACAATTTTTCATTTATCTTTTGTTCTTTACGAAGTTTATCTTCTTGCTCTTTTCTAGCTACTCCAGTTAGAGCATTGCCGCCACCTAAATCTTTACTAGTTATCGTCATACAGACTCCTTTGTTTCTATATAATATAAGTATACCCCATGTTATTTGCAACAAAAAATTGTAGGATTTTGAAATGCACTCATATATGTGTATGTACCCCCTCTGATGGGGATTATAAGTATATAGAATTACGTTATAAACGAATTGTAATTAATATCAACCTAACTAAAGAGGAGGTTATTGTGGCAAAGAAAGCACAATCAAGATACTCCGCTGACAACCTGGTAGATGCAAGCATGGCTAAAATGATACTTGAAGTAGGTAACTCATTCAAGTGTACAAAGTCATTTCAAGACAATAGATTCGGAGGCTTCACTGAAGTGCCAAAGAATACTAGAGAACTTGCATCTGATGTAAAAGATAGACTCAAGATTCTTGGAGCTATTAAACAGCATATGAATAACCCTAATGCTGCACCAGAACAAAGCGTAGACGATATATTAAATTCTTAAGGAGGAATCTATGAGATAAGTATATTATTGGGAGAGGACTATTTATTGGCTTAGTCCTCTCTTGCAGTTTTTTTTATTGTATTATATTTATTTATATTACTAATAAAAGAAAAGAAAGGTAGATAGTAGAAACACTCTATATATACACATTATGTGGATAACATGGGGATAAACTGAAAAGAGATATAAATGAATAATGACTTAACAGATTTAATAGAAGTTAATGCAGATATTAGAGAATTTAATAGTTATATATATTCTATAAATGAATATAGATAAGATTTATACTATGACCATTATAGTAAGATGTAGAGATAAGGATTAGTCCCCTTGTCTCTATATCAACACATAATAAAACTAAAAAAAAGAGGTAGATATGACATTAAGTGAGATGAGTTATAATGAAAGAGATATACTATTAATACAGTATAAAGATTCTTTCAAAGAAGTATATGGGTATCCATTACCTTATACTAGAGAATTATCAATTATTAGAAATAATACAACAGCTAGTGAGCTAAGACAACGTATCATAGAATTAGATACAATGTTATTAAAGCGCTCATTACATAGTATTTATTAAGGCGCATCTTATCAGTTTAGCGTAGTAAGTTAGTTGTTTACCTCTTGGTGCGCCTTTACATTATTTTAGATAGTATATAAAAGGAATAGTTAAACGAATGTTAGTAATAGAAAACAAACCTAGTCAAATTACATTACAATGTATGCCTAGCGGTCAGGAAGAGTTTTTGATGATTGAAAACATTACGTGTTGTCCATATTTTGTTGGTGACAATAGAATTATCTGAATATGACTAGGTAGTTAATATTTAGTTCGTGACATTAATTAACTGAGCGCATTTATAAATTCTAGACTTAAATGTGAGTTTACGACTTCACGACTTTATACTATCTAATAAAGTTCAATAAAGATTTGGTCCATTCTGCCATAAAAGAATCGGTTGTATATAATCGTTAAATAAACTTGGAAACAAGGATAAAGTATTAATAGCTTATTGTAGGGTTATTAATGCGACATCAATATACTTTGGTGTTTGAGTATGCAATTGGAATACATAGAAAACTATTAAGTAAGTCCTTCAGGCGCTTAGTAGGAGTCTATATTGGTGAATCAACATCAATTGAGCTAGTAATAGCAATAGGAATAATCCATAGAATATGACATAAAGGTGTAGGAACCAGGTTGTTATATTTAGTCGGTGTATAGATGCTTATATGAAAGTGTAAGTATAAGACAGCCAAGACCATGTAAACCTTTTCCTATAAGGAACATAGAGACATGTTAATCAATAGATTTCTCAAAAGGAAGTCCTGATTGCTATTTCAAGCACATGTTTCACTTTGATAGTCTACTCTAATTATAGAGACACAAATACGTGTTATAAACAATGACGAGTGATTGGCAAAACCAATCGGGAAAAGACTTGAAACTTCTGAGAGCATAGAGCCCTCGAGCATCTTTGTAATAGAAGATGTCTAGATGAACTTCCAAGTTCGCTAGGTATTCCGAAATACTATTCATTGGGTGGCAATCCAGTAATAGTTTAGTAGGGGTAGAAATAACTCAGAAGTAAGAGTGATAGGCGATACCTATTGGGCTTGATATAATACTCGGTGAATAAAAACTGAGTGGATATGCCTCCTAACAAATAAGGGAGTTTAGGCTAAAACCTAGCTAAAGTTATATCATTGTAATCCATAATCTCAGGATTCCAGCTTAAAAAAAAGATTAAATAAAAAGAAAGAGGTAGATATGAAAGATTTGTTAGCACCATTTACACAAAGCGGTAGTCAAGGATATGATACAATGTTAAATTCTATGGCTTGGGCTAGAAGAACTAAAGATAGACATGGTAAAACATATTATATGGTAGTGTTTAATAATAAATATATATATCATATAACTCCTAATGATTATTATAAAGAAACAATAAAAAAGTTTAATACTATGTGGGATGATAATATAGTTGTAACAGATGAAGTGAAAGAATATAGAAAGCATTATAAAAGTTTACATACTATTCCACGTTATCAAATGTGGAGAATAATAGATAAAAAGTTTACTAAAGTATCTTGGTTATCTATGCATGAAGACCAGCATGGTAGACCTTATTATTTTATACCTAAAACTAAAATTATTCCATTTAAAACTGATACAAGATTTATCTTAAAGAAAAATTATTATATATTTCATCAAGATATAAATAAAAATGGAACTTTAAAAAATAAAGCAAGATTATGGTTTCCAGTTAAACCATGGGCATTTCAGCCATAGGAGGTGAAAAGTAGTGAAAAAAGATGTTAGAGATTATTATGGATATGATAATTATGCAAATGCATATTCCATAAACCATAAAGGTAGTGGTAAAGCAATAGCAATAGTTGATGCTTTAAATAATTACAGAAGAACACATTGGTTTGTAAGATTAATGCAAAACACTCGTGAGTTCTTAAAGAAGAAAACTAGAATTAAGATTGAGAGGTACTAATGTTAAGATTTACAGTTGGAAAAAATACTCAAACAGTAAAGATATTAAGACACTTAAAGAAATATGGTAATATTACGAGTTTAGATGCATTTGAACTTTATCGTGCAACAAGGCTAAGTGCTATTATATTTAGACTTAGAGAAGAAGGTTTTGATATTGATACTAGAAGAATACAACACAAAGAAGCAAACTTTGGTAAGTATGTGTTAGAAGATACTCAAAATAACAATCAATTATTATATGATTTAAGAAGGTTATTATAGCCTGAATAGGTGTTGCATATAACCTGAAATATTCGTATATTATTGTCGGAGGAATCTATGATAGACATACCTAAAATATATAATAAATACTTGCAAAAAAAAAGCGTTGAGAATCGTGAAAAATACAAAGACCATTTAGGTTGGTTCTCAGCTAGTAGTGCTGGTAGTTGTTATAGAAAACAAATACATAGAACACAAGGTTTAGAAGTTGGAGCATTAGATGAAAAAAGTGCTAGATTACTAAGACTTGGAACTCTTGTACACGCTGATTTTGAAGAAGCGATGAAAGATTACGACATACAAGAAAGAGCAGATAAACCTGATGAATTACAAGTTGTTACAGAACATAGAATAGAAATACCTGAACTTAATGTAGTAGGACACTTAGATGTAGGTGTTATTAATAGAGAAGGTGAAATGATTCATGTATATGATATTAAGACAGCAGGAGCTTGGAAATGGCGTATGAAATTTGGTAGAAATCCAGACAAGAACCCAAGTGTGAACTATGAATTACAATTAGCTACTTATGCAATAGGATTAGGTAATGAAGAAGATATTACTGATATAAGACTATCTATTATGTGGTATAATAAAGACAATTCAATGATGCGTGAAGAGAAGATTAGTGAACTATATCTTGAAGAAGCGTTTAATTATTGGACTGACTTGAACGAAACAAGTGATAGTATACAGGGTGAAGCGGAAATGCTTAAACCTGGTACAGAAAATGTTCCCGTATATAATTGGGAATGTAAATATTGTGAATTTCAGGGCAAATACTGTCCTGGATTATATAGTATTTAGATAGATAAAAATAGAATGTTTTATAATGAGGATGTCAAGTATATATATGGGATAATATGTTGAGCTAACATACCTAGTAAAGTATTTCATGGAAAGTACAACCATTAGCACTTACAATACTTATATACAGAAACACTTTATAAGACAAGAACACAGCCTCTAAGGAGTGAGTCTTGATTTTGAAGACTTGGTGCACCCGTGGATTTTATCTATCTATTAACACGGAGAAACACTAATGAAAACAGGAATTTAGGGACCTTAAGAAATTTAAACTTAGCTTATCCCAAAGTGGATAAAGTGCAGCCTATGCTTAAATAGAGTTTAAAAAGAGGGATAACGAGCGAAGAAGTCAAAGAACATCCAAAATAGGCATTGGACACCTAATCGCATGGTATGCTGTACACACCTAGGTAACGCCTAAAAGTACGGCTGATAACTAATTGGAGATAATATGAAATTAGAATGTAGTATATGTGGACAAGAACATGACGACCCTTATGGACACAATGCAGAACCTATCAATGATGGTAGATGTTGTGCAGTCTGTAATTTTGATATAGTTTTGCCTACAAGAATAAGATTAATGTTTGCAGATAAAGGCAGTAAAGTTGCCGAAATGATAGTAAAACAAGTTAAACAAAGAAAGTTGGAGGAATAACAAATGGGATTCGATTTATACGGAGAAAATCCAAAAGTAGTAAAAGGCTTTTCAGATAAGAAAAGTGAACGATATGAAGAGTTATGTGCTATGTCTTACGAAGATAGAGAAAAACAAGGACTTAACGATGAGTATTGGGAATTAAATAGTGAATGGGAAAATAAAAATCCAGGAACTTATTTTAGAAATAATGTTTGGTGGTGGAGACCTTTATGGGGATTTACTTGCGACCATTGTGAAGACATTTTAACAGAAAAAGATATGAATGCTGGAACTTGGAATGACGGACATGTTATTACTGAAGATAAAGCAATAGCAATAGCTAAAAGGTTAAAAGAAGCTTTAGAAAGTCCTGAAACTAAAGAATATTTTGATGAACATAAAAGAAAAATGGAACAAGCAAAGAAAGAAAATGAAAAGCTCAATGAACAAAAAGATGCATTAAATAAAATAGCTATAACTATGACAGGAGATAAGGACATTGTTCCAATGAATTATCCTAAAGAGTTAAAGAAACAGTTTGACGCATTGCTTGAAGAAAGAAATTGGGCAGCTAGTTATCCTATTAACAGGGAAAATGTAGAAAACTTTGTAGAATTCGCAGAACAATCAGGAGGGTTTTCAATATGTTAAAAATTACAAATGAAGATAATTATGCAATGGTTGGAGACGGAAAAGATAACAATCCAATAAACAAAATATACAAAGACGAATGGATAGCATTTCTTGAAGTTAGACAAGATGGACAACATAATATGTTTAGTCCTGAAGCTAGAAATAGTGCTAGTATAGACAAAGATACTTGGAAACAAATTATGAGTAACTTTGACGATTTGTATGATAAATGGGGGGATTTAAATGAGTGCGTTTAGTGTATTAAGTAAAATAGATGTAAGTGAGCATACAGAAAAGAAAGGTAATTATACTTATCTTTCTTGGGCGTGGGCTGTTAAAGTATTGCTTGAAGAATTTCCTAAAGCTACATGGCAAGTACATACTTTTATAGATAATGGTACAGAATCACCTTATATGCGTACTGACGCTGGTTGTTTTGTACAAGTATCTGTTGAGATAGATAAAGTCATTAGAACTCAAATACATCCAGTATTAGACAATAGAAATAAAACTGTAGATGAACCTAATGCTTTTCAAGTAAACACATCAATACAACGTTGTTTAGCAAAAGCAATAGCATTACATGGATTAGGTTTATATATCTATGCTGGTGAAGATTTACCACAAGCTCCAGATGCGTTAAATAAAGAGCAATACAAATCAATGTTAGATTTACTTGCTATTATTGGCGATAAGGGTTTGGAAGCAAAATTAGTTGAACAAATTGGTAGTGAAACTATTAATGATTCTAACTATAAAGCGGCTTTTAATAAATTGAAGCGTAAAGCGGATAAAGTAAAAAAAGCAATAGACGAACTTGATGAAAAGAGAGCGGCTAAATGAAACTAAGTGAAATTGGAAAAGCAAAAGAAAACTATAGAGATGAACTGTATCAAACACATAATAGTTATACTATTGGTGTAAATGATGGTAAAGAGTTTCGTAATGCAATATTTACAGGAACTAAACTATACCATGGCAAACCAATGTTAACATTTGTTATGAAAACAGAAGATAATGAACATATTAATTTAAATATTAATCAAAGTTATTTGTCTTATAGTATAGAAGAACCTATGGAGGATAAACAAGATGGGTAAATTAACCTTAAAACAAGCGGAAGAACTTGTAAAAGATGGCGTCTTCACACAATCAGACCTTGAAAAAATGCAATCAGATGGTTTGATTAGTGCAGGTAGAGGCACAACTCGTAGATTTGTTAAAACAGGAGATGGTACTTGGGTATCACCTATGTTGTATTTTGCGGGTTTAAAAGGAGCAAAGTATTCTAAAGAGATGACTAAGCTCAAAATGGAAGTAAATAAAATAATAGAAAAATATACGAAAGGGGAAGCTAAATGAAAGAAGTAAAAGCAACGTATAACGAAAAAGATGACGGATTTGTACCAGTAGCAGAAGGAACTTATCCTGCTCATGTTAGCAAGTTTGAATCTAATGAATACAATGGTAGCATTGTGTTTAACCTAACATTCAAAGTAGCAGAAGAAGCAAAGGAAATAGAAATACCAAAACTAACTAAAGATTCTAATGGTAATTATGTACCAACAGGAGATGTAGTTAACGCTGGTTTTGTATCAGGAAACACATATCGTGTAGATAAAGGTGTTTGGCTGACTCCTAATCCTGCAGAAGGTGAAGGATGGAAAAACAGAAGATACAAAGAGTTCTTTGAAGGCTTAGGTGTACAATTTCCAAGCAATGACGCTGGAGATACTACACTAGCTGAAGTAGAAGAAAAGGATGTTATCGGATTTCCTTGTTTAATTGAATTAAAAGAAACTTCATTTACTAATTCAGAAGGTAAAGAAAGAACCTCTCTTAAAGTGACTAATGTTCACAAATGGGATGACGGTGATAGATTATCTGAAGAAGAAGTAGATGTTGATGACTTGCCATTTTAGGATAGAATGGCATTACCAAGCGGCGGTGCCTCACCTAGTTTAACTATCGGTTATCTACTAGGTTCATAAAGTAGGCACTCAGCTTATAGATTTGAGGATTCCATTTGCAACAAAGCTATATAGAGTCGATGGGATAGCTAATCCTCAAAAAATTAGAAGATAAAGAGAAAGCTTATCAACGTATATAGCGCAACTCCACAATGTATATATACAACAAACAGTAAAATAAACATACGTGGGTTTACTATTTCTCTTTGTTTTCTAATCATAAAATCGTATATTATGTGCGGACTTGTTTTATGTTGTGGTCCAGGATATTCCATGGAAAATCAACGTAGAAAGGTTGGCTACTAAGTCCGCATATATAAGGAGGAATCTTGGATAAATTAAAACAAGCACAAGAATTGTTGCGTGTCAACGTTGTCTGGAATAGAATAATAGAAAAAATTAAAGATAATTTAGATATTGGTTCTAGCGATAAAGACATTATAGATGATATTGTGCATAATGAATGGGCGAAGGAAATACGCAATGAACGAAGCAGTAATAACATTAAAAATAACAGATAGTGAACTGAATCTTATGATTGAAACACTAAGAAACACTACATTAAACGGTACTATGAAAGAACCTTTAGCTAGATTGCAAGGAGATTTTGAAGGTATAATGGAAAATGTAGCAGCTAAAAGAAGAACTAAAAAACTAATTGAGAGTAGAGAGGTTACAATTGGGTAAAAAAGTTAAATTGAGAACATTAAAACCAGGTGCAAGATTTAATAAAAATGGTACAGAAGGTGTATTATTGAGTATTGGTATTAATGCAGAGGTTATGGTTTATAGTTTACCAAATATTGAACATTATAATGAAAACGAAAGTTATTATAAAGGTAAACATACTTGGTCAGCTGGTACACTTGTGGAGGAACAATGAAATGCGAAGCATGTGGACACGAAACGGGAAGAAAATACAATCCAACAAAGCGTATCATTTCGCTTTTAGAAGAAAGAGGAAGCAATACAATTTGTCAAAGAAGGTTGAAACGAGTTATAAAGTTAATTCGTGAAAATATAAATTCCGATAAAAACAATCAAAAAACATTTTACTTTTTGCAAGCAATATCTAAGATACCTGATAAAACTGTAGAAAGAATAATTCATCAATATAATATGGATGAACACGTATACCAAGGTAAAGGATTTGCTTATTTACAGAAAATGATTATATCTGGATATCAGAATGAAGAAAAAATGTTAGAAAATGAAATAAGAAAGTTTGGTAGAACACCAAAAAAAGTTAAAGTAGAAAGAGGAGAGTATAAGAATGTCTATAGTAGCAATGGAGGAGACTCTATTTCCAGTTAAAGAAGTTCCAGCAACATTTATGAAAGCTGAAGGTAAGAAAAGAACTTTAGTGTCTGGAACAGGTCATAAATTCATAATAAGAGAAGATACAGGAGATGTATTGTCTTGTATGACTGATGAATACAAAGTAGTTGACAACAAATCAGTTGTTAGTAAAGTTCAAAAAGTATTAAAAGGTTCTGGTGCTGAGTTATCAGAAGCTAGAACATTTTCTAATGGTTCAAAAGCTATTTGGAAATGGAATTTTCCTAAAACTGAAGTAAAAGTTGAAAAAGGTGATTTAATAAATCCACAATTAATAGTAGCAAATAGTTACGATGGTAGCACATCTGTTAATGTTATGGGTGGTGCATTTAGGCTTGTATGCTTAAATGGATTGACAATTGGTAATGTCTTAACAAAAAAGAAAGCTGTACATAAAAATAATAATACTAGTATTAACCAAATAGATAGTACTATTACTGATACAGTTGCTATGTTAGTTCAAATGTTTGAAACAGAATTTCCAAGACTAACAAAGACTAAGTTAAGAGGTAAACATTTAGTTGATATGGCTAAACTGATTCCACAACAATATATGGAAGACTTTACAAGATATTGTTTAAATAATAATATGAAAACATATTGGGATTTATTGAATGCTTGTACTTATGTAGCAACACACGTTGCGCATAGAGATAGAGAATCTATTCATATTATGGAGAATCAGATTTATCCAACAATAACAAGATTAGCAAGAGCGTAGGTTCCTGAGAATAAGATAGCTTCTTAATAAAGGTCCCTGAGATTAGACCACTTGATAGAGACTGGCTACTGTACAGAAGTCATATAGAGAGCGTAGCATGACCCTTTCTACAAAGTCTATTCTCTTGCTAGTAATTAAAGGTAACAACTTACTAACATGTGAAATGTCTTGTTATGGTTACTTTTTGGGTGGTGATGGATTAGCCAGTAGACTCTAGAGTTTATAAGCCGCCTAAAGAATTAGAAAGTTGATATGGAGAAAACTCATATCGTAAAACTCAATGACGGACCGAACCCTAGGGCGATACCTTTAATATAATCGGTTGGGGACAGAGTTTGAGCTCATATTTGAAGCGAATCTTTCTATATGGTGCTATCGGAGTGATAGTTAAATGGTTACGTAATAACACAGCCAAAACATTAGGAGTAGCAACAGAAGGTGAGTCTTACTTAAAGTCTATAGAAGCCGAAACTAGCTACTCCTATAACATTATAGGAGAAAATATGAGTTTAAGTTTACATGATAAAAACAACAATCCCTTAAAATGTGAAAGCAGTTTTGAAGAAAGACTTAAAAAATTTAAGACAATCTATGCTTATACAGAAGAACATGAAGCATTAACTGAAAAGTTTGCAAAAGAACATGGTAGAGCTTGGTGGGTTTTTTGTAGTACTCAACAAGTTGAAAAGTTTAAAGACCAATGGATTGAACAGTTTAGAGTTAAGGAGGAACGATGTCTGAAAGAAAATCAAAAATAGATATGGATGATATGTGGGTATGCGATTATTGCGGTACAGAAGAAGTATCTCAAAGTGCATGGGTTAACATCAATACAGAAACAATGATAGATTTTATAGATGGTACTTATTGGTGTGAAAGCTGTGAAGAAGAAACAGAACCAATAACATACTTTGAATTTAAAGAAAAGATTATTGAAGAATGCGGAGGCAATAAAGATAAATATGATAAAATAATGGATGGGAGTAGAATGTAATGGGATATTTTAAGAAATTAGAAATAGAAAAAATGGATAACTACAAGTTGAGAGAAGCAGAAGACTTTAAAGACAATGTAGATATTCCTGTGCAACCAAGTGAAGATACTACGTGGAGTATTAAACACGAAGGACACTTGAACAGAAATAATATAATCTTCCATACTAATAAATATCAAAAACTTTACCAAAAGATGAAAAAAGTTGATGATAAATTGAAGGAGCATAGAGATGAGTGACGCTGAAAAAGCATTTGATTTGCAAGAAAAAATAGCAAAGTTAATAGATAAACTAGATGAGCTTGGATTTGAATATATGTATTATAATAATATAAGCTCAATAAGAAGAAAGAGGGATTATGGAAAAAGAAAAACAGATAGATGACACTATTAGTGTAGATGTATACTATTCTTTTGATGAAGAAACAGGATATTATCTTGATAGAGAAGGTATAACAGATGAATTTATGTCAAGGTTAGGTGAAATAGAGGAAAATATAGACAATCTAAATCACGAACGTAATGACCATTTAAGAACTAAATATATGGAGGGTTAAGTGAAAGAAACTTTAGAAAAAAAATATAAAAGAACTAAAATGTGGTACGATTCAGCTAGAAGATTGCTTCAAGGTAGAACTATTGAAAATGTATGGTGGCAAGAATGGGATAAAGATTATCCAGAAGAAGGTACTGGTTTAGTATTTTCTACAGACAAAGGTGACGTATTCTTTTTAGGAATGGATGATGAAGGTAATGGTCCAGGTGCATTACATACTGGTATGAGCGATGAACGTAGAGAAAAGTTTAAAAAAGAAGGACTATGTGTTTCTTGTTTACCAGTAGGCGTAGAAAGCAATTCATCATATAGAGAAATGTGGGAAAAATTAAATGGAGTTAAAGATGGTTAAAAAATATACATTTGAAGAACTATTAGATTTATCATACGGAGAATACCCTTGGTGGACTACAGCTGATAATCACGATGAAAGAATGTTTTATACAGCTATACATTATCAAATGATGGCTGATATGGCTATAAAGAAAAAGTTTCATCCAGATTATGCTGGTGGTGTTATAGATAAATTTGTGTTTGAATATTATGATTCAGCACATGATATAGTATTTTGGAAAACATACGGTATTGGAAGAAAGAAAAATGAAGAATGATTGTCCAACTATATTCCCTTACTATGGAGGCAAATATAATTTATCCAGAAAACTTGTTCCTAAGTTTTATAGCCATAAACGTTATATTGAAGTATTTCTTGGCGGGGGAAGTATGTTTTTCAGAAAAGAAAAAGCACAAATAAATATATTAAATGATTTGCATAATGATATAATAAATTTGTATATTTCAGTAGCGGAGGATTTCGACAAGTTTAGACATTATTGTAAACACATACTATTGTCTAGAACTCTTCACGAAGACTATAGGAAACTAATACATAGTAAATCAAAAGTAGATATACCAGATTATAAAAGAGCGGCAATGTACTTTTTTGTACTAAAAACTGCTTTTAACAAGAATCCACATTTGCCTTTATCTAAAGATGCAAAATGGAATGATAATATTCTGGCTGATTTAGAACCAAGTAGACAAAAACTAAATAATGTGTTTATTGAAAACATGGATTTTAGAAAGTTAATTGAAAAGTATGAGCCAAAAGAAGGAGATATGTGGTATTTAGACCCTCCTTACTTTGCAGCTACAGATAGAAATGATTACTATATACATTCATTTACAGAAGATGACCATTTGAGCTTAAAAGAAGTTTGCGATGAAATTGATGCAAGCGGGGGAAAGTTTATGGTGTCTTATGATGATAGACCTGAAATATGGCAAATGTATAAGTTTTACTTTATAGATGTAATACCAATTAAATATGCTGGTCAATTACATAGTGATGAAAAGAAAAATGAATTAGTTATTACAAACTATATTCCAAAAGAAAAACAAATTAGTTTATTTACAGAATCGGAGGTGTAATGAAAGAGCTTACAGACAAAAAAGACCTTAAGCAGACAAATGGACTGGAACCTATGCCCAAGAATGAAGAAGCAGAAATAGCTTTATTAGGTAGTATTTTACTAGAAGGCGATGAAATCTTTGAAAAAGCTAAATCAGTTATAAAAGAATCTAAAGCATTCTATACTACAAAACATCAAGAGTTGTGGAAATCATTTCATAGGCTGTATAAAAACAATGTGCCAATAGATACTGTTACAGTATTTGGAGATTTAAAGGATAATGTAAAAGACCATACTTTAACTACTTATTATTTAACTGGATTAGCTGATGGAGTTCCTACTACTGCGAACGCTGAAACTTACGCTAAGAACATTTGGTATAAGTTTATACAACGTAAAGCGGTAAAAAGTTCCCAAATATTATATAACTTAACTTTACAAAATACGGATGATATTGTAGAAGTCTTACATCAACATGAAAAGATTATACAAGACTTAAAAGATATTGCTCCAAGTAAAATTGTAGAAACTAAAGATATATTAGACAATACAGTTAAAGCATTAAAAGAAGGCACAAACTTAATACCCTTTGGTATTGAACAGTTAGATAGTGCAGCAGGTGGTATGACAAGAGGCGAAATTACAGTTGTAGGTGGTAGACCAGGACATGGTAAAACTACTATGATTATTAATATTGTTAAACGATTACTTGAACAAGGTAAAAAAGTTATGCTATTTAATCGTGAGATGACTAATGTTGAAATGATGAAAAAGATTTTAGTAATGGAGTTTCAGCAATTTAGTTACGAACGTATTAGGAAAGCTTCTGATATTAGTAAAGAAATAACTGAAATTAATTTAAAGAAAGAAGAACTTGGTGAAAAATACAAAAACTTAATTATGTTAGATGATTGTAAAACACTTGCAGATGCTATGAAAGAGATAAGTAAAGAAAAACCAGATGTAGTCCTTGATGATTATATCCAACTTATTCGTACAGATGGAAATAGTAAGGACAGAAGGTTTGAAATAGAAGACATTATGCTTGATTACAAATGGATTTGTAAGAAACTTAAATGTAGTGCTATATTAGTATCTCAATTAAATAGAGAAATTGAAAGAAGATTAGACCCTAGACCAAAGTTATCAGACTTTGCGGAAAGTGGTGTGATTGAACAAACTGCTGAAGCGGCGTTCTTTGTATACTATCCTTATGCGGTAGATAATAGAGACAATGATAAATATGAAATTGAAGTAATATGTCAAAAAGCTAGATATGGGCAATTAGGTTCATATAATATGGGCTTTAATGGAGACAAGTGTAGTGTATACTTTGACCGAAATGAAGCAATTAGAATGATGAATAAATGAAAATTATAACTATAGACCCTGGATGGAGTGGGGCAGTTGCTTTCTTTGACTCAACGAACCTCCAATTCACTACCAATTGTCCTACTTCCAGGGAACCTGAAGATATGGTAAAAATAATAAAAAACGCTATAGCTCGTAAAAAACCTAAAGTATATATAGAAAGAGTTTGGGCTAGACCTTATGAAAGAGGTGCTTTTACTTTTGGAGAAAATTATGGCGTTTGGCTAGGTATTATAGCGTCATTAGGATTGCAGAGAGTAGATGTATTGCCTAAAGTATGGCAACAGTTCATTGGAGGAGAGATACCAAAAGATTATACAGAACGAAAAAGATATTTTAAGAAAGTTGCTCAAGATTGGGCAGGAAATAATCACAAAGTTACATTAAAAAATGCAGACGCAATCTGTATTGGAATGTACGCATTAACGGAGGAAAAATGACATTAGAAAATAAAATAAAAGAAGAATGCAAAAATAAAGAAACTAGAAAGAAAATATTAGATAAACGTATGGAGATAGAATATGAAATAGCCCTATTGCAAAACAAACTTATCAAATTTGACGACAATGGATTACCAGGTTTACAAGAATTACTTGACGAATTTGGATGTCCTAAAGAATATACTTTAGAAAGTTTAGCAGAAGTTTAATTTCTACCTTCCATATAATTCAAAGATTGTAATATCGCCTCATCTGTATTAAGATTAGCCGTTTTCTTTTCTAAAGCAGATTTCGGGTATAGTCCTAACGTGTTTAAAATTGCGCTTGCTATAGGTCTTTCTGTTAATTCACGTCTTGCTGGATATATGCCCGTTTCTGTTTCTAAAAATGGAATAAAAGGATTTCTACCAGAAGCTAATGCTTCAAAAAATCTAGGTCCACTTTTCCATATAGTTCTATGTGCTTGAACATTTCCAATTTTTGTTATTTTTTCAGCCATAGTTACATCGCCATCTTCTTTAGCTGCGTTTTCTCTACCTAGCATGTAAGAAGCAAAAGTTCCATCTTTTACAAACATATCAAATACACCCAACATTTCTCCTACATCTAATATCATTCCAAATGTAGGACCCATATTTCCTGCAAAAATACCTCTATTATAAAATATTCTATCTCTTTCTTCGTCATCTTCTACTGTCATTAAATCATAGAATTTTTTAATTTCATTATAAGCTGCGTTTTCAAAAAAGTTACCCAATTGCCAATTTCCAATATCTGTTATAGCTTCTATTATCATAGTATAAGAAGACATTCTAACTGCTCTACCTACAGCATTAGTATTAATTTGTCCAGACCTTATATCTCCTAGTCCTTCTTCTATCATTTTTTTCTGCATAACAGCGTTAGATAATAAATAATGTTTAAACTGTAAAATAAGAGAACCTCTTTTACTTGTTTGTGCAAAAGATTTTTGAGCTGTACTATAATCGTAATGTAAAAATTTTGTTATATTTTTAGCAAATATTTCAGCATTTTTTTGTCTATAGTTTTTAAAAGCAACTTCATATTCATTACTTTTTACGCCTGTAATAGGGTCAACAGCGCTATCTCCCTCAGTATTATTTTTCATTTCTTCAATTTCTTTTTTGCTCTTTTTTAAGCTATATTCAAATTTTCTTTGATGCATTAACAAATTTCTATTTTGATTTGTCCATTCTTTTGCAAAAGATAGTTCGTAAGTATATTTTCTATTAATATCATTTTCTACTTTTTGAAGTAATCTACCACTTCTTTCTACAGCTCTTCCAACAAATTCATCTATACTATCTAAATAATTTTCAGTATATGCAATACTATAAGTTCCGTCAGCAGCTTGTTGTACTGGTAAATTAACATCAGAATAAGTTTCTTTAATATCAGCCCTTTTTAAACCACTTTTATCAAGACCTATATCAGCACGTATTCTTATAGTTTCATCGTCTTCTAGTATTTTTCGTAAAGATTTTACACCAGAAATTCCATAATAAATATGATTAAAATATCTTTGTGTAGCATTTTTACCTACAGATTTAAAATTCCAACCCATTTTACTAAAAAATTGCAATCCAGTAGAAATTCTAGTTAATTTATCAGCCAAAGGATTATTTGAAAAACCAGTAGTTTTTTGAAACAATTTATGCATCATAGCGTTTTGCACATCCATAGCGTTATGAAAATTTGTATATTCTGGATTATTTCCATATTTACGAGCCATTTCTTCTGTTTTATTTAATACTTTAAAGTAAGATTCAGTCATTCTCATGCTATGTAAAAATTTAGCAGAATTACGACTATATGAATCTAATAAAGGAAAAATATTATAATCCATCATAACATCTTGGTTTGCATCGTCTTTAATTTTTTTAGCTGTATACATATTGTTTTTTAGTATATCGTCTATAGCAATAAGACCATCAAACCCCATATTCATTTCTTTATCACTTTTTGCTGTAAATATTTTTTGCAAATTACCTTCAATGGTAGGAAAAACATCTAAAGTCAAAACGGGAAGCAAAGAACTTTCGTTTCCTTTTTCTTGAGCTTCTATATTTCTTTTAATATTATCTATATTATTTACTAGTTTTTCATAATTTGGATGATTTTTTATAGCTTTTGCTTTTGAATTTTTTAATAAATTTCCAAACTTTTTTATACCTTTTAACATTTCTGCGTTTGTAGAATGAGCTACATCATTTAACCAAGTTTTTGCAGCTTCTTTTGTTTCAGCTTTTATTTTTTCGTTATTAAACAATTTTGCACGTTCAGATTTAGTAGCTGTAATTATTCTGGAAAAATCTCTAAAAACTTTTAATTCACCTTTTTTAGTTAAATAATCTAAAGAATCTTTGTGAACCATTTTACCATCAACATCTAATGCAGGTTCTGTCATTTTTCCATTTACATCACCCTTTAAATAAAATTCTCTAGCTGCGTTTTCTCCAGTTGCTCCATTAAATTTTTCTTGCCCTTTAGCTATTCTAATTAAACGTCTATTTAAATTAGTTAATAATTTTTCTTGAGGCGTTTTTGAGCCAACAAGAAATTCTTTTGTTGATTGAAGAACGCTTCCTTCGTATTCTGAAGCTATTTTTAATAAATCTATAACATTTCCTAATTTTTTATTGTCTTTTAAAATTTTAGCATTAAACATATCATTTGCATCTAGTATTTTTCCAAATTCTTTATCGTGAATAGGACTTGTTTTAAATAATTCAGATTTAATATAAAACAATCTTTCTGCATTATTTGGTTGTTTTTCTAATTTCTTTAAAAAGTCTTTTTGTATATGACCTTGAACTCTATATTGTTCTACAGTTAAAAATTCCGTATCAGGTATATTTTCTTGTCCTCTTGCAGCTCTAATTTGTAAAGCATCATACATATCTGTTTGTTGAGCTTTTGGAAATAATTTTATAACAGGGTGTTCAGTCCATTGTTTCCAATATTTATCGTCTGATAATATTCTTCTGTCAATATCAGCATTTTCTCTAGCATTTCTACTAAATGGTGAACACAGTTTTTGCACAAGAGTTCTACCTTGTCCTTTTCGTCTTGCCATTATTTCATTCCTTTTGTTTTATTACAAATCATTTTAGCTCGTTCTTTTTTAAATTTTCTCATTTCTGAATGATTGCCTTTACTTGCCCAAGTTTTTGGAGGTTTTGTGTTTGGATTTGGTCCTACATTTAATAAAGGATTAATTCTATTACCATCTATTGTTCTACCTGAACGAGAACCTTCATCTAATGCAGTTTTAAATCCTGGCATACCATCTACAAGAACATCTTTTCCTGTAAGTTCGTTGTACATTCTAACATAACCTCCATACGAATCATTAGAATTTAACATTGCCGCTTCTAAACCGCTATTTCTAGCAAAATAAAATCTTTCATAAAAACTTAATTGACTTAAATTGCTTTGTTCTATAGCTTTTTTAAATGGAGACATAATATCTAGCAAATCTTTACTATGTTGATTAGGCATAAATGTTTTAACCATAATTGGTCTTGCTTCACTTCTCATGTGAGGAGATATATATTCTAAATTTGTAGAGCCAATTAATGTTTCAATAGATTTATTAGAAACTTCTGCAAAGTCTTTAAAAAACATATCAGACATAACTTGTTCATTTAAACTTTCTACTCTTGCTTTTGCATTAAATCTTAAAGCTAACATCATTCTTGTTGTAAATCCTTTATTATCAGATACAGGACTATATATTCCATTATAAACTGAATATTTATTTTTTTGTAAACTAGGAGCCATAATATTATGTAAAACTGCATCTACTTGAACTCCTTTTAATCCATTTTCTTGTATCAATCTTAACAATCTTCCTTCGTAATTAAAAGCTAACATATTAAAATCTTGAGGCGCATAATTTTCATTACCTTTGTTAGTAACCGCAATAAAATCTCTATTATAATCTTTTCTAAAATCTTCAATGTCTTTTTTAACATTGTCGCTTAATTTTCCTCCTCTACCATTTATAGCATCTAAAGAACTTCCACTAAAATTTTGAACAGCTAAAGTAAATATTGTTCTTTCTTGTCTAGCATTTTCATAAATAGATTTCTTAAATTCTTCTTGAACTCTACCATCTAACTCTTCGCTTGTCATTTCTATTTTATTTTTTTGATTTTCATATTGAATTTTACTTCTAATGTAATTTTTTATAGAATCTACATCTTGTTGTTGTAGTTTTTTATCAAGAGACATTTCTTTTAATGTTTTGCTTTGTTTTTTAATAAAATTACTAACATTATCTATTGCATTATCAAAATATTTTATTTGCTTGTTGTCAATATCGTTTCTATCAAATTTATTAATATTTAAAAATTCATTTCTTTGTTCTCTTAAACTATTTAACTTATTTCTTAATTCTTGAATTGCTTGATTTTGTTCTTCAAATTTTTGATTACTAAACCAATCATCTTTTATAACATCGCTTTTTCCAACAATAACATCTTCTACCCAAGTAGTATAACCAGCATCATATATAAGTCTATCTGCTGAAGATATTGCTCCGTATTCTACATTTTTATGATAAGCTTCGTGTTTAACTGCTAGTTTATAGTCTAACGGCAATACATTTTCTAAAGCTGTAGCTTTTATTGCATCTGTTTGGTTTTTAAGTGTTGACAATTTTAATGCAGGGTGTACATCCATATTATGTCCATTAAAATTCAAATTCTCTATAACCTTTTGTACTTCAGGGTCTAATTTTCCATTTTCATCAGCAAACATATATCTTATTTTTTTCTTAATAGCATCAGCTGGATTTTTCATTTTTTGACTATATTCACCCCAAGCACGAACTTCATCAGTCGCTACAGCTGTTTTCTTTTCTCCAGAACTCCAATTACCTCCAGAATTAAGCAATAAATTATCTCTTATTTTTAAATACTCATAAAAAACAAATTTATCCATATCTCTTAATGTATCTCCTTGAATATTTTGTTTTATTTGGTTTCCATCTTTATACACAATGACTTCTAAAATTCCGTCTTGGTCTGTAAAAATTCTATTTAACATTTTATCTTTAGTTAATTTTTGAACATTGTAACCACCAGTTTCTGCATCTAAAGCATCTTGATTGAACTCATCTATTTTAGCTTCAATATCTGTATTCTTTAAATCTGAAAAGTTATCTTTAATTTTTACATATCTACCTACACCTGTTTTTATTACTAAACCTTGTACTGTTTCTCCATGAGGCATACGTGTTTTAGGTTGTACTAACCAGCTAATTTGTGAAGGTAAGTTCATTGCTGTACCTTTTACCTGGTCTCCAACTCTTTCATTGCTTATTAATTTTTGAAGACTTTGTCTATTTTTTAATTCAAATTTATCAAAATTATTTTTTGCATTATTGCTTTCTGGAGTATATATATGTTGACCCATTAAATCGTTAAATCCATACCAAACTGATTTAGGTTGCGCATAAATACTAATTACGTTGTCTATGTCATAGTCTCCTTTTAAATGATTTATAACATCTAACGCACCCATTACTTTTTTATTTTTTTCATTTTTTCCACCAAAATCTTTTATACCAGTAACAATAATACTATTCATTTTAGAAATTGGATTTCTAAAATCTATAGAAGCTATTTGCATATTTTTTATTCCAAAACCTGCTTTACCTTTTGGAGATATATAATCATACAATTGTCCCATTGTGTCAAATTTTTGATTAAACATGTCTTTTAATTTTGCAGATTCTTTGCTAGTAAGTTTAAATGCAGTTTGTAAATCTTTTTTACTCATTAATCGTAAATCTTCATAATGAACTAAAGTATCTAAACCGCCTGCATCTCTCATAATAAAAGCCATATTTTGTTGTTCTATAGTTTTATTGCGAGTTACCCAAGATTCTAAACTTTCTCCATAAGTAATAACTCCTTGTTTATCTGCTATTGTAGATTTTAAACTTCCTGTCATATCAGGATGAATAACAGCATCATTAGAAAATTTTAATTTATCATCAAACATATATTTTTTATCAAACATATTAAAAAATTGATTTCTAAACATTATTGGGTCAATACCATGTTGAGCTAATTTTAATAAAACTCCAGCTTGTGTATCTACATCATTTAATTCAGCGCTTTTTATTCTACTTTGTGCTAAAGTTAATTCAAAAAACAATTCTTTTGCTTGCATTCTATCAGAACTAGAAAACGCTTGTTTAATAATAGCGTTATTGTTTCTAACATTTTGAGTCATATTATATTCTATAAAATCATTCATTACATTTACGTGATTAGGCATTTTATAAAAATAACCAGTAAAATTAGGAACCATTTTACCTTCTTTTTTACCTTTTGTGCTTAACAATTTAAAATCTTCTATTGTGTAAGGATTTTTATGGAAATCATCTATGCCTATAAAATCATTAAAACTATTAACTTCTAATACTTTATTATAAAATTCATCACTATAATTACCTATAGCTTTAGCGGAACTAGTATTTACAAAAATTGTTTTACTATTATCTGCGCTAGTTAATTCGTCTGGTAAATGTTTAGAAGCTATATTAGGCAGTTTAGCTGTTTTAATAGGAACTAACTCACCTTTACTATCTGCTTTTTGTCCTATAAGCTTATTTCCTGAAACTTCATCTAATTCATTTAATGTTCTACCACTTAACATAGCTTGTAATTCTGCTAGTTCTTTTGGTTGAAACGTTGCTCCATCTACGATAGATGTATCTTTTTGACCTAAATCTTCTTTAATCGCATCATAAGCTCTTCGTTGAACTTTGTTGAACTTTTGTATATCTTTACTATCTAAATCATCAAATTCTTTACCAGTAATTGATTTAAATTCATTGTCAAAATTAGTTTTTGCTGTTGTATGAGAACTAAATATATCTTGAACTCCTCCAGTTTTAGATTTAGTTGCTTTATTAACACTTTCATCTGTATAGTATACTATATTATATTCATTATTTAATATACCTTGCATTGTTTTTTTCATTTCCAATAATTTAGGATTTTTAATTGTTCTTCCATCTATGTATTTAATCATAGTTTTCAAGTCTACTGATTTAATTACTTTGGCACTTTTATTGTCATGCAATTTAAAATATTTTAATCCTTTATATTGGTCTTTAGAAGGAACTGAATCTATTTTTTGCCATGTCTTATATCCTATTCCTCCTTGTTCTACTGGTTTACCAAAAATTAAATCTTGCATCCATTTTGTTAATTTGTTTGCAGTTTCTTCAGCGTTTTTATTAAAATCAGTTTTATAATCTTGAGTTACTTCATCAAAAATTATTCCTTCTATTGCGTCATATGCTAATTTGTTAGCTTTTCTCCAATCTACATAATTATTAGCAATTTCACGCATTACGCTATCATCCATTTTTATACCTATAACAGTATTTCTATTAAGCCTTATAGGTATTATAGCTCCAGTAATAACATCAACAGGGTCGTCTAATTGTTTATTTCTTATAAGTTTATTATTAACTTGAGCATATCCATCGCTTGTCATTTTTCTTAAAGCATTTGACATAAAAACTTCATCTTTAAATGAGTTCATTGGTCTATAACTATTTCTAGCAAACCCACTATTATTAATCATAAAAACAGAATCTTGCAATCCGTTAACTTTAAATATGTCTTCTAAGGAATCTAATAATAGATTTTGTTCCATTGTAACGTATTCAAATTGATTTGGTCTTGCTTCTTGGTCAAAAGTTAATAATCTCATTTGAGTTTTATTATTTAATGTAGCTCCAATACTAATTAATTCTTGGTCTAAAACATCTACATCAACATCTTTGTTTGTTTTAATAGTTTCTTTTCTTAAATCTTTTAAAAATTTAGCTGTATCTCCATTCCAGCCTAAAAGTCCTTTTAATTTTCCAGATTGTATGTCTGCAATACTATGATATTCTTGTAATTGTTTTAATAAATTGTTAGGATATTGTGACTGTTCTTGAAACAAAGGATTATCTGAATTGTTTTTTAAATCAGTTCCATATTTACTTATAAATTTTGGTAAAGTAATAGCTAAATTATTAACTTCTGATAGATTGTTAGCATCAGCATCTAGTATTTTTTCAGTTTTGTCTATCCATTCTTGATTTACATCTCCCCAAGATTTTTTACTTTCTTGATTTAACAAATCTCGTAAATCATTATAGTAAGCATTATATTTTTTATCATTTTTTGGAGGTCTTTTTAATTGTCTTGTTTTGTTATTCATGTATCCATGATTCATTAATAAAGTATAATAACTATCTAGTCTTGGAGAATTTTCTTTTAATGATTTATACACTAAAGATGCTAATTGTGATTCTTGTGCAATAGTAGATTGTTTCATTTCAGCAACACTTTCTGCAAATGTAGTAAGATTGTAATTCATATCTGCTACTTTTACAGCTTCAATTTTATTTCTCATGTCACGAATAATATCTGCGTCAAAAATTAAATATTTTTCAGTACTTGGTCTTAAATGACCTACGTTAGATTGTAGCTTTTCGTCAAATCTATACATATAAGGTTCTATATATGTTTGTATATCTTTTATTAACGATAAATGTAATTCATCAATTTGTTTAGGGTCTAAATCATTATGTACTTTTTGCAATGCTTTGTGCATATCGTTATGTATTTGTGCGTCTTGCGGGTTTTGAACATATTCGTCTATATATTTTACAAATGAATCAGCTTTTTGAATTTCGTTAGTATTTAAACTTCGTACAGCTACTATTTCTGCTGGAACTGAAGTACTACGTCTATTAGTTAAAATATTAGCTTCTTCAAAAATAGTTATAATTTCCCTATCACGATTATCGTAAGTTGCTAAATCTCCATTTTCATCTATTTTACGTCTACTTAAAAAATCTTCTTTCCACATTAAATCATCTACTACATCATTAAACACAGGAGAAACTTCATCATTTTTAAATCTTACATAACCAGAAGAAATAAATGAATTTCGTAAAGGAGTAACATCTGAATCTTTTAATTTTTTCTCATTACCCTTGAAACTTATAGAGTCGTTTCCTTGGCTTCTTAACATAGGAGCTATAGTTTCTATAAATGCTTTATTTTTTTTATTTAAGCCAGTTAAATTAAAATGTTCAGCACGATATCTCCATGCATCGTTTTCCTGAAAAACATCTTGTAATTGTTTTCTTATTAAAGGCAAAGAACTAGCATCTAATCCAGCTTGTGAATCTAAAACTTTTGGAACAAATTCTACTATATCTTCTGCGTCAAATATAGTTTTCATTGTTCTACTTTGTTGAAAAACCCAATCAGTAGTAGAAAATGTGACAGGTCTATCTATTCCTTCATCTGAAAATTGCGAAGCTTTATAATTATTAGTAAATCCTCTTTTTATACCCATCATAGTACTAAAAAATACATCTTGGTCTATATCTCCTTCATTAACTTTAATTTCTTTACCTGAGTATTTAACTGTTCCTTTAGAAAATTCTTCTGCATACTTTACCATACCAGTTATTTCTTCAAACATATTTGCATATTCTGCTTTTTTCCATTGTATGTTTCCTTGAATTAACCTAGGAAAAGTATAAACATTTTTACCTGTAATTGCATCTGGCTCTATAATAGGTCTAGTAGGAAACTCTATTCCAACCATTCCAGATTTTTGTGCTTGACTATATAAATCTACTAATTCGTTACTTAAATCACTTACAGATTTTTCAAATGTAGGTTTAATAATTCTACCAGCAAGTATTTGAATATCACTAGAATATCCAATTCTAGCTCCCATAGATTTAATTCTAGATTCAAACTCTAAAACTTCTTTTTTATTTAAAGAATCAAATGGTTTAAATCCTCTATTTTTTTGAGGTAAATAACTAGGATTGTCAAAGTATTCAACAAAAGCATCATAGCTTTTACGTATTCCTTCTACTCTATCTGTTCCTAAAGCGTTTAACTCTTCTCTTTCTTTTTTGGAAATATCTTTAGATTGTATATTTCTATTTTTTGTTACAAATAATAACTTTCCTTGTTTTTCACCTTTTTTAGGTTTGTAAGAAGTATTTATTAAAGCATCAGCTTCCATATATTTAGGACTTTGTATGTCTAATTGTGCCATTTTTAACATTTCACTTGCACTTGCACCTGAAACATCGCTTTGCATTACTTTGGCTCTAATAGGCATCCATAATTCGTGGTCTGTTCTAAATTGCATTGCTTCACTGAAATTAACCATTTCTTTTAAATATATTTGCTCATCACCTAAAGCTCTATTCCAACCACTACCTCCTGTTATCCAAGTATCAGCTTCTGCTCCTTTTCCTTTGTATTGTAGTTTATGTCCTCTTTTAAACATAAAATATCCTAACATACCTCCCAAAACATTATCAGGAGTTACTTCGGAAGCTTGACCAGTCATAAATTGTTGAGCTCCACCTAATAAAAGAGCCCCAGTTAATTGTCTTGGTTTAGTTTGCCACCAATCTGTTTTAATAAACTCTAAAAATTGTTTTCTATGTGTTGTAGCAATATCTTGACCAAGTTCATTCATAGCTCTTTTCATTAATAATGCAGCGGCTTCTTTTTCTTCTGGAGTTCCTTTCTGTGTAATTTTTCTAAGATTATCCATTGTTAAATCGCCTTTTAACATTTTTCTTAAACCTTCATTTTTTTTACTATATATACTAGTATTAAAAGAACTTTCAACTACTGGATGTCTCATTCTCCTAAAATAACTAAATCCATTTAAAACGTCTTCTCTATTATTTTGACTTTTTTTACCGTTTATTTTAACATTATTCATGAATTTTTTAGTTCCACCAAATAATAATTTTAAATTATCTCTATCTTGTTTTTTCCATAATCTAAGAGAACCTTGAGGAGCTCCACCAGGAATAAATCTTAAAGCACCTGCTAATGCACCAAATCCCATCATTTCTGTAAAGAATTGTTGTGGAGTTTGCAATTGTTCTTCTCCTCTTATATGTCTAGAAGCAACAAATCCTCCCTCTACTACACCATAAGCTAACATATCTTCTACCATATGTCCTGCTAAAGCGTTAAATCTACCACTTCCAGGAAGCGATGAACTTATTAAATCTGGAAGAGTGTTAATAGGTCTACCTCCTATGTTTTTCCAATTATCGCTAGCAATTCTAGTAATTCTATCAACTACTTCGTTTCTTGGTTTACCCCCAATAATTTTTGTACCTGCTCCAATAGTATATCCACGTTGTTTACCAGCTTTAACTAAAAACTCTCCAGCTCTTGTGCGCATAATATCATCAAAAATATTAGCATCCATTTTTTTAGAAGACCTAAATATTTGAGCTAAATGAGAAAAGTTTTTAATAGGATTTAAAAGTTCAGGGTCTACAACATCTTTAATAAAATCAGCTCTAGATACTTTTTTACCATCTCTAGTTATTCTAACTCCTTTTAAGGCTTTATTTATTCCTTCTCTTTGAACATCTGCTTGTCTAATTGTATTGCCTAATTTTGTTCCTTTTGCAGCTTGTTTACCAATACCGCCTACAACAATTTTACCTCCTTGTAATATTTTTTTATAACCTAATAAATAACCTCCCATAGTACCTATAGATTCAGATGCTTGACCAAGTTTTGTTTTTGGTTTATCTACAACACCCATTTTTTCTAAATCTAGAAAATCAAAAGTAAGAGTTTTTACTGCTGCAGTTGGACCTGCAGTTACAGCTTCAAACAAACTTTTACCTACATCATTATATACAGCTTCTTCGGGGGATAAATCTATTGCTGTGCTTAAGTCAAATAGGTCGCTTTGTGTGTTTTGATTAACTTGACCTTGCTTTTCTTCTAGAACACTAGACAATGCGTCTAATATATTTTCTTTATTTTGTCCATTCATATATGAATAACTATTTATTCTTTCTCAGGGAAAAGTGTATTAATTCTTTCAAATTCGCTTTCCTGATTATCTTTTTTATCTTCTAAAATATTTAAAACTGTATTTATGCGAACTAATTTTCTATCTGCGTTCATTTGTATTATCGCATCTCTTGTTTCGTCTAATTCAGCTTCTAAAGCTTGTTCTAAATTTAGATTAATTTGATTTTTTTCTTCTTGTAATTTTTCAATACTGTTCTCTATTGTTTCAATATTTCCAGAAATTGTAGTTGTTGTTTTTTTGGCAAAATTGCTACTACGTGGTTCATAATAAGTTTTAACACCTGGAACAATATATTCTTTTTTATTTGCATTATATTTTAAATATGATTTATTTCCTATGTATCCAGAAGCTTCTAATGCTTGCGCTTGTGGATTAACACCAGCAACATCAGTTGCACCTAAAACTATTTTATCTGCTTCATACAAGCTACTTAAATTTCTTAATTCAGCATCATCAAAATCAAATTGCATTTTAGGTTGTTGAAATGATTGCTCTTCAAAATTTTGTATAAAATCTTCTCCTTGTTTAGCATCTTCAATTTCTTTTGTATATTCTTTATCTAAATTGTCTAATTGAATTAATTCATTTAATCTATTTTTAGCATTTACAAAATTTCTTTGTGCTATAGGGTCTCCATCTTGACCTACATTTAAAGGAATAATATTTAAAGCTCTTGAACCTTTAACAAATGTTGATTCTCTTAATCTTGAATCTTCATCAAAAAATTTAACAAGACTAAGAAGAGCGTTACTATTTGTTCTTCCACCTTCTATGTATCCATCTAAAGTTACTGCTATAAATTCAGCATCTTTTACATTAAATCCTAAATCTTCAAAATCGTTTTGCAAATTTGTTCCATTAATTTTTCCTTGGTTATCTGTCTGAGCTTCTACATATTGGTCAAAATGTCTATCATAAAAAGTTAATAATTCTTGATTTCTAATTTGTAAATTTTTGTTTTTTTCTAAATCCATTCTATTAATAAATTTATCACGTAATTCAGCATTTAATCTTCTTTCTTCTCTATCAGCTGCTTGCATTCTCATTTGTCTATCAGTTGATAATTCCATAGCTCTTAAAGAAGCTGTTACGTCTGTTTGATATCTTCTTTCTTCTTGTTCTAGTAATCTATCTAATACTTCTAATATTGCCATAATTATTGTCCTTTAGCCTGCAAAAAAGTTTCTTAAAAATCCTTTACCTTTTCTTTTGGATTGTATTTCTCTTTTATATTGCGCTATTTTTTCATCTGCCATTGCTTGAGCTTGTTCGTTTTGTTGATGTGCGCTTGCTACCATTCTATCAAATCTTCTATCAGCTGCTCTCATACCGCTTAAAGTATCTTGGTCAGCTTGTTCAGTAGCTTCATATAAAGTTTGTTCAAATTGCCCTGAATGTTTAAAACCTTGAATATTTACATCTCTAGCATCTTCTGCTTTTTCTTTTACCTTTTGAACTTTATCAAAAACTTCATCTGTAGAATATTCATAATCATCTTGTGCTACATCTAATTGAGAATATAAAGTTTCGTCTGCTTGTAATTTTTGTTTTTTTTGATTAGCTATTTGTGCATTTAACCCTTGTATGTCTAATGCAGCTTGACTATTAGCGCTTAAAGCTCTAGAAGTTCTATCTACCATATCTAATCCAAACATTGCTAATTTTAACATATATATTCCTTTATTTTCCCATTAAATATTGCCACATTGTCTTATCGCCCATATCAAAATCAGAATCTCCCTCGCCTAAATTTACACTATAATCATATTTTGTATCCCCTAAAATTTCTTTTAAATATTCTCTTGTTTCTTTTTTAAGGTCTGCACGATTTCCGCTCCATTTATCTATATTTCCTACTCCAGCATTATAAGCTGCAACAGCTTTTTCTACATTGCCTTTATAATGTTTTGCTAATCCTTGTAAATATTCAAAACCCATCATTTTTCCTAAACCTTTAGTTTGCAATAATTTAATAGCACTAGCTTCATCTTTAGCATCATATTTAATACCCATACTATCAGCTATTTCAAATATATTTCTACTATAACCAGGTTGCATAGCTGTAGAAGGTCTTAATTGAGATGGACCATAAGCTATAGGTTTAGTTTTATCTTCTACACCAGTATTTTCGTCATAAGCATAAGAAACAGCCATTAAAGGGTTTTCTTCTCCGCCTGATTCTGCTTTTATAAGTTTTTCATAAATATTTGCAACATTAGGTTTTTTTCCGTGTAATAACATAGCAGACATTTTATTTTCTTGATACATTTTACCAAAAGCGTCAAAATCTGCTCCTTTAAACTCTATTCTGTTTTCTCCTTTTCCTACATAAAAACGTTCTGTGCCAATATCACTTAATTTAGCTTTACCAGCTCTTACATCGGCTAAAGTTGTTATTTCTCTATCTACTTCTTCTTCGGATATATTTTGATAAGTATCTATTCCAAATTTAATTCTTCCTCTTCTTTCATTTAGCGATTTTCTATCTTGATTTAAAGCTAGTAATTCTCCGCCAAACGATATTGCATTAGAAATAAAAGTACTATCAGTAACTGCGTCTGCTACATCTAATTTTCTATCTAAGGCTATAGTTTTTGATTTTTGGTCTAAAGCAAACTCATTAGCTTTTGAATCTGCAGCACGCATTCTAGCGCTTTTTATTCCTTGATTTTTATATGCTTTCATAAATTCCTTAGATTTTTATTAAAAAATTAATTATTATATTGTAAAAAATCAACTGTTTTGTTATCCAGCTTTTGCCTGTATAAACTTTTTTACTTTGGCATTATCTGTAGAAGGTCTACCGCTAGTAATATTTATCCATTGATTTTCATGTTTTAAGTATTGTTCTACTTTGTTAAAATTTCTTTCATTTACAAAATAAACTATATCTCCATTTTGTCCCGATTCTTGCTCAGGAATACTATTTACAAACTTAGGCTTAGATTGAGTTTCATTTCTCATGTATCTTTCTGGATACATAGTTCTATGAATAGAATTTGAACCGCCTACGCCTCTTCCTTCTGGTCTTTGAAACTTTTTTTCTGCTTGTTCAGCCATTATTTTACACTTTTTGTTCTAAAAATTATTGTTATGTCATTTATTTCAAAATCATTTGCTACTTTTTTAGTAGTAGTTGCGCCATCTTCGTCTGCTAATTCTAATCCAAAACCTCTAATTCCATTAGCATTTGATTGTGTATATAAATCTATTTCAGTCCAATCAGCGCTTCCTGGTATATTTGTTATATTAACACCGTTTTCATCTTGAAAAGAATGTACAAATCCACTACCGTCATAAGAATATTTAGGAGTTATGTTAGTATTGCTACCTGAAGCTCCTTTATAAGTCATTCTAACTTTTATAATTTTCTTTTTTGCTTGCGTTCCAAACGTATATTCTTTTGTTTGCAATTTAAAATTATTAATTGCTTCAGTAGATGCAACATTCCAAGGAACAACTGTTGTTTCATCGGTAGCATTTTCATATCCGTATATTAATTTATTGTCCCATAAATTTATCAAATTAGTTATATTTTTACCAGCATTAGAAACACTTAATCTTCCAGTTCCTTTAGTCCAACTTTTTGTTACCATATCGTATAACAAAATATTAGAAGAATGAGCTGATTCAAAACCTTTTACTAATAATAATTGTTTTTGTTCTGGTATATAACCAATAGAAGTTTTACCGTCTTCATAAAAATCTTCCCAAGCTTCTTGAGAAAATCTACGAACGCCTTCTTTTACCGTTAATTCTATTACTTGTTGCCCATTATACATATATACTCCTTGTTGGTTACACCAAGCAACTCCATAATCAAATTCGCATACAGCATTGTGATGAGAAACTCCTTTAAATTTATAACTAGCTTCTAAAAATTCTTGTGATTTTGTAGCGTTAATAATATGTAAAGTATTTTGTTTGTATTGCAAAATTCTATCTGCAAATGTAGCAAGTCTTATAATTTCTTCTCCATCAGCTACAGCAACATCAATTCTTCTATCTAATGTAAATGAATCATATTTATTGCTCTTGCTTTTAAACATACTATCGCTTAAAGCTCTCTCAGTGCCATCAGATTGGACTAATTTTACATTTCCTATATAAACCCTCTTATTTAACATTACAGACGTTTTCCATTTGATTTCTGATATATAATTTCTTTCGTCAAATCTTCTATTTTGTCTAGGTGGAAAATCATGAGGGTCTCCTAAATGAAACTTTCCTGGATTTATTAATGCGTAATTAGCCAATTTCTACCTCTTGTTCGTATTCAGGTGGAACGGCAGCTCCACTATCAGTTATAGTTATAGTATAAATACCAGTATCTGCAATAACATTAAAATTTTCATCTAATACTTGAACTCTAAATTCTCTATCAGTACCTAAACTAGGCAATGTTATAGGAACATAATAAGTATCATCTGTGTTGTAATTAGGGGATGTTCCAGTTTTTAATTTAATTAAAGAAGTTCCTACAGCGCTTACATATAAAGGAGATACGGCTCCACCCCATATTCTTAAAAATCCAAATCTATTATCAAATCCATTAGCCGCATTATTGTTTTTTATTTTTACTCTTAAATAAACTTGTGCATACGATTTACCCGTAGTGTTTGTATTGTAATCTGTAAAAGGAGCGCTACCACCATCTGCTGACATCCAATTAGTTCCAGTACCATCAGCTTTATCGCTAAAATGTATTGCACTATTAATAGTTCCTTCATTACTCCAAATAGAAACACCTTCTCTTCTTACTTCTCCAGTTCCTGCATTTCCAGGTTCTACATTGCTTCCAATCCATATACCGTGAGTACCTTGGTTAGTAGCATCAAATACTTTCCAATAATGTTTACCGCCTTCACGCAAATCAGTATGTCTTAAAAAAGTCCATTCATCATCGCCTTGTTCTTTAAAATACCAATTAATACCAATCATTCTATTTTCATTTCCTAAAATATGATTTGTAGAAGATGATATATTATTGCTTGTGCCCATTGATATATATACTTGGAATGACATTCTATTATTATACAAAGGCAATATATCTTCTACTAATCCTACAAGATTGCTATAAATAGGAGTTATAGGTCCTTCTTGATTATCTTTAAATACTGGAGTTGCTCCAAAAGTATAATTACCATTCCATTCTCCTCCTTCGTCTTTCATATAACCTAAAATTAATCTACCTGCTTGAGACCCAATTTCATTTTCAGTAGGATTTGCTTCTGTAATGTCTTGCAATTTTAACCCTTGACCAGCCAATGAATTTAAATTATTAAATTTTTGGTCACCAGATGAAAATTTTTTAATATCATGTACGTTGTTAGTGTTTCCAGAAGAATTAGTCCAATATAATGATGAATCTATATATCCAAACCATTTAGAACTTTGTGAAGCTAAATTAGCATCTGATATTCTTAACATACCCTCTCCGTAATAATAATTAGGTTTAATGTTTCCACCAAAAGTAACTTCGTGTGACGAGTCTATAAATCCAGGGTCTTCGTCTCCATCACTATTATAATCTGGTTTATCTCTATAATAGAATTTAATTTTATTGTTAGATTTGTTATACATAGCTAAATAATCTTCAGAATTATTATTTCCATCTTTATCGTAATCTTGTGAAAAAAAATGTAAACCATACCCTGGTTCTATTTTTACAGAAGCTCCTGTTAAAGTAGAAGACAAAGCAGAGCCTTTGTTTCCTAAACCTACTATTTTTCCTAAACGATGAAAAGACACTCCGTCAGCTAATCTAAATTCTTTATCTTCTATATCCCTAGGGTCTGAATTGTCGTTTATTCCACCATGAAATGCTAATATTTTAAATTCTTGTTTAGGCACTTTTTTTCACCTTCTCAAATGAACGCATTCCCCCAAGACCGAGCATTCCGAGAAGTACTGTTGTAAGAGTACCCATATCAAAGGTTGGTAATACAATTTCATTTCCTAAACTATACATAATAAATGTAAGTAAAGGTTGCAATAAAAAATGATACCCTAATGCTGTGGCACATATCCAGCCCGTGAAGGGCCTCCATCCCGCAACAAAGATACTTGTATGACCAGCTTCTACTTTATTGACTTCCATTTGTGCTTTGTTAATTTCTGCAATCAACTCAGCTTTCTCCTGTTTGTCTAAAGTAAACTTGTCTACATGACCTGCAACCTTATCAATAATACCAGCAACTACATTTAGTTTAGGCATTATTTTTTACCTTTCTTTTTTTTGTTCGCTTTTACAACTTTTGCTTTAAGTTTTGCAAATTCAAAACATTGTTTACATCTTTGTTTTAAATCATCAGCACAAAATAGTGCATAATGAAGACCAAAGCCTAAAGCTAATCCTACTATAAATCCTACCATATTTTCTCCTATCATTAATATATTAACCAATTGAATCCAACCTTGGACTCATAACTTTGTACATCGTACATACTTAAGTATCTTCCTTCTAAGAAAATACCAAACTTTTTACTAAGCTTCCAACCATACACTAAGCCTAAATCATAATCCATTCCATTTTCAGCTACATCGTAATTAAATGAATAATCAGACATACCCTTTGTTACTGGATATGCGGTAGCCCAAAAGTGAAACCAATTATTAGGCATATATTTGTAATAGTCAGCACCAATTGATAAACTTAATTCGTTTTGATAACCAAGGTCTTTTGCATACTCTTCGTTATATTCTCTTACAATTTGACCATAAATTTGTTTATAAAATTGGTCATCTGATGTAGCTACAAGATTGCCTTCAGCATCCCACCATAAATAATCATAATATTCATATCCATATTGAGTATATTGTTGCTCAAAAGAATCTGTAAATCCATAGAAATATGCAAATTCCCAAAATGGAATATATTCACTAGTATCTATACCTTGTTCATCCCACCATAAATCAATAGGTCTAAAGTCTAAATACGCTGGATGGCTTCTACCTGCAACTCCCATAGATAAAGCAAGATTACCAAAATCTTTTTTTACTCTCATATCTAAACCTGCAAATTCTACATCTTCTAATCCTCTAAAGTCGTAATTTGCTTTTGCAATAAAATGCTCACCCATATATCTAAGCATAAATTGTTTATTTGTAAACTCTTCTTCAAACTCTTTGTGGTCTGAATATTCTATTACATATTCCCAGCCTGTAGGAACATTACCAATAGCGGCACTTTCATTAATAGGCGCTTCTTTACCAGTATACCAAACTTCAGGTTTATTTTCATAACCAAATCTTGCAAGTTTACGAATACCAAAAGTCATAACTGTATGGTCATCTAACTCTTGTTGTAGTTCCTGTAACTGTCCACCTGACACTTGGTATTGCAATTCTTTAGTTATTGGACTACTGAAGCTATATGCGCCGTATATAGTGCTAAACTTAAAGAAGTCTTGTGCTGATAAAGTGCCTACTAATAATAGGCAACTTAATATTTGTTTGTAAAACAAACTTAAATAATACATCATTGAAATCTCCTTAACATTATTTTATCAATTTCATCATCTATTTCTTTTTTTATCTTATTGCTGTCCAGGTTAAATGATAAACCTGCTTCAAATCTTTTTATCTCTTTGCCATATTCAAACATAATAATTGTAGGAACTGATTTAATTCCCCATTCATTAGCTATAATAGCACCATATTGTTTATCGTCTATACTTGCGTTAAACCATTTACAATTTTTTAATTTACCTAAATCTATAGAAGCTTTAATATTCCAGTCTGCATTGACTTGAACTATAACGCATTCGTCTTGACTTAATAACTGTATTTGTTCTAAATCTTTTAGTTTACCTTGTGAGTGTAATGGCGTAAGCCACAACGACAAACCAAGTAACGATAAAATACCATAATATAAGTTCATCTCTGTACCTCATTAGTTTTGTTGCATCATCATACGTTCGATATTCTTGACATCATCACGCATTTCTTTTTGCTCTTCTTTCATTTCTGTTACATCTTTTTGCGTTTCTATGATGGTGTTTCGTATCATTTGGTCTTTTAAATCATATTCTGTACGACCCACTTCTGGAACTGGTAGTTCTTTTGCTTCTTCAATATCCGCTTGAAGAGTAAACCACATACCAATAACCATACCAACAGAAACTAGAATACTAATTGCTGTTTCAATTGTAAGACTAAACTTAGTGTCTTTTCCTACTTCCATGTTATCTCCGTAATCTAAAGGTTAATGTAGGGGAGAATTAACTCCCCCCTCATTTCTATTTTTCAGCTGGAGGCACAACTTTGAAGCCTTGTTGTAAAAGACTATTTATGTAGTTGTGTGTTCCACGCAATTCAGCAATTTGAGCTTCAATTACCTTCAATTGTTCTTCTAAATTGATAGGTTCTTGTACTATTTCTTTTGCTTTATCTTGTTCTTTAGCCATTGTTTCTCCTTATTTACTATTAATAGTGCTTTAATTTATTAATTTAAATCATTATTATCCACAATTAATTTAGGTGCATAATAAGTATTACCTTCGCCTTTTAAGTACCAATTTACTCTAGCTTTTTCAGGTATTGTTAAATTAACTGATTCAAAATCTATCCTACTCTTTCTTTCAAATTGTTGTATTTCGTGTACTTTTTTAATGTATTTTTGTACTCCGTCATACTGACTTTCTTCTTGTAAAAAATTATTATACCAAGTAAGTATAGTTCCTTCTTTACAATGTTGCATTATTCTAGTAGGAAAATATCTTTTATTTATCATATCTCCAAAACCATCATAAAATACACCATCGTATTTTTTATCAGTAGGTATATTATCATACCAATCACCTTTAACTGGTATTACATTTGGTTTATCTTTAGCCCATTCTACTAATGCGTCATATATGCCATCATTAATTTCAATAATAGTATGCGATTCTATATCGTGCGCTTGTATTAAATCAGCACTTATACCCATACCAAAACCAAATTCTAATATATGTCCACCATTAGCACATACAATATCAGCGTGTTTTTGCATAATAGGAGTTTCCCAAGTAGACATTACATCCCACCCAGTAGCTTCGTCTATAATACAATCTTCTTTAATTGTATAATTTGCTGCATATGCGTATCCTTTCATCGACCAGGACCTCCACCAGCAACGTGTTCTCCGCCTATAAGCTCAGACATTTTATATGGAGCTTGTTCTATAGCCGCTGTTTGAGATGCTGTAATATCTGCTTGAGTAGATTGAAAATCACTATTAGTGCCTCCAATTTTATCAAACTCATCTCCAGGTCCACCATCGTTAGCAAAGGTCATACCTTCGCCACCAGTAGACAATCCTTTTAAACTAATATTTGCTGTTTCCTGAACAACAGTAGCTTCGCCTACTGCTGAACCATTACTAAACAATCCTACATTAGTACTTCCTACTGTAACGCCCATTATGCGTCTTTAACTTTTTTATATTCTACTAAATCAGCTTCTACGTCTTTTAACATACCTTCTAATTTAGCCTTTTGAGCTTCTGCATCTGTTATAGCATCATCTACATTTTTAGTTTCTTCCCAATCTAAAACAGTTACATCTTTATCAGATGCATCTTTCATAACTTTAGTATGTTTAATTGAAACCATTTTTACTGCATCTGCTGCAACTTCTATTGCTTTAATTACTTTAGCCATTTAACTTCTCCTTAAGTTCGTTTATTTGTTGTTGTTGTTCTTGTACTGCTTTTATTAATACTGAAGTTAATTTAGCATAATCTACTGTTTTGTGAGTATCGCCTTCTTTAGCACCTTCTCCAATAGTCATAACTTCATTTACTACTTCAGGTATAATTTTTTCTATTTCTTGTGCTATAAATCCAATATCGTGCTGACCTTTTCTTTTTTCTTTCCAGTCAAACTCTACTGCTCTTATATTTAGCACATCTTTTAATCCATAATTAATATCTTTTACATTCTTTTTAAGTTTTTTATCAGAACCAATAGTAGATGAAAATGCAATTACATCTTCGTTTGCATGCAAATCTCCATCAGTAGTTACATATATTCTTGCTCTATCTATATAATCAGGCGTATTACCTGAGCTTCCATCTCTATATCCTACTTGCCAACTTTGCATATTACCAGCATATCTATTTCCACTAAACCATTGACCGCTATAATCTTCATCAAATTGATAATGTCCATTAGCTCTACCTTCAAATGATTGCATTCTTACGCCCATACTCATAGCTGGACTACCACCTCCATCTGCCGAAACTAACTCCATATTCCAATTACTATTTTGTGTAGTTATTTTCATACCAGTACCACTAGCACTATCTATTACAACACTTCCTCTTCCGTTAGTATCATTGTCGTCAATATGTAAAGCGTGTCTTGATGCTCCTCTTGCTGCATTAGCATAAATCTTTACTGCGTTTTCTGCTGAAGTAGAATTAACTCTAAACATACCATCACTATCAGTACCATTAACAACTATTTTACCATCGTTTTTAATAGTCATTCTTGGATTATTACCAGCAGTACAAAAGTCCATAAAGTGTGTATCGTTATGGTATCTTATTCTTCCAGCGTCATATTGCCCATAATCTCCAAATACTAAAAATGCATCAGAACTTGCACCAGCTTGTATAGCAATACCACCATTGGAATTTGATACTGTCATTATTTGATATGATGTACTTGGACTAGATACTTGTGTTCCATCTTTATATACTGTTAATAATGAACCAGGAGACGAGGTACCAATTCCCACGTTCCCTCCATTTAGCCAACTATTTCCATTTACATTTAATTGTACTGGATTTGTATAAGTAGCATCAGAACTAGGATTACTAGCTTTATATAATTCCATATAGCCATTACTACCATTATTATAAAATCTTGCTGTTGGAACAGCTCCACCTTGACCATTTCTTGCAAAGGTAATATCTTGTCCCCATCTTTGTGATTTAATTTGCATGTGGTCGCCAACATTTCTTATACCACCAGCACTATCATAAGTACTTATTAAATATTGCTGTGTTGTTGCTCCGTCATTTAATTGTCCAAGCTCTAAAACATCGCTACTATGAGAGTTTCCTCTAAATTTTCCTACACCAGCAACATCAAGTTCTTCTTGAATTGATGAATTAACTCCTATACCAACTCTACCGCTACTATCTATGGTTACTTTTTCATTACCTCCGACTGCAAACCCTAATTGATTAGCTGCACTTCTAAACATACCAGTATCAGTATCTGATACAAAACTATAAGAAGGAGCACTATTACTTCCAAAATAATTGTTTCTTATTCCCCAACTACCAAATCTTACTCTTTCTACTGCATCTCCAATAATTCTTGTTTGAGATGCTTCTATAATAATTATATCATCATTATTAGTACCTCTTCTTAAGCGTAAATCAGTTGAAGCATCTTTACTACTTATGTAGCCATTTGTTGTAGTATCTCCAGTAACATAAAAACTTGCATTTGTTCCATCAGCTTGTTTAACATATAATGTTCCACCACTTGCAACAATACCAGTAGCATTAGCATAGCTACTATCTGAACTACTATAAAAACCTCCTCCTTGATTAGTACCAGCTTCATAAGCAAAATAACTACCATCAATTAATGTACTTACTTGTCCATTTTTCTCAACAATTACAAATTCTCCACCATCATGAGATAATCCACAAACTCTTTCAAAACTTTGTCCACTTACTAAATCTCCTGCCCAACTTCCTGTGCTTAATACTCCAGATGTGCTATCTCCAGAATAAACACCTCCATTAGCAAGAGTTAAACCACTATTGGTTAAAGTCATTCTATTAGTACCGCCTGTAGAGAAACCTAATTGGTCTGCTGC